ACGAGATCCATAGGATGTATGACGAGATACTGGACGACCCCCCCCCCCATCATGTATTTAACTTCTTTATTCATAATATATTATGTTTTAATTATATCGCAAATATAACAAATTAAATGAGATAGAAGGTGATATGGTTGTGAGGAAGTATGAGGGATATTCGGGGAGGATGATATGCGGGACGTTATTGGAAGGATGAGGGTATTGTTTGGGGTATGCGGGACATTATTGGAGAGATGAGGTGGGGTATGATGGGAGGGGGATATGCGGGACGGACCACCTCCCCGAAATCGGGCCGTGGGGTCTGCCGTTTTTTGGACCGCCCCCCCAATCCACGAAGGGCGGAAAAAAGGAACGGCAAACGACTAGCCAACCAAAAAGGAATGCTTATTTTCAATTTAAATTGTTGATTATCAATGATATAAACCAATATTTTAATATACATTTACATTTGATTAGATTTATTACATATAATCGTCGAATTTTTATTGCAAAATATTTGTTTGAAAATAAAACATGTATTATATTTGCAATGTGAGATAACAATATTAACAAACAAGGCGTGCTAGATGCCTATGCAAGTCCCTAGGGCAAGGGCAAATCTAATGACAGGTAAAGATATTAACAAAGTCCAAAATGAAGTAAAGAAAGCAAGTGAGAAAACGTTAACAGGTGCGGTTAAGGCGTGGTGCCAGCTCTTTAAATCAAGAAAAGAGATTAATGATATCTTAAAAGAAAATGATATCAAAATAGATAAAGCAATTGTCCCCGCCTTGGTATCCTTGGCAAAGGATAAAGAAGTTGTGATACAACTTTGTAAAGAAATACTACCACGTGTAAATAACACGTTCTGCGCATACAAAGAAGTAGAACGTGAATACTATGATAAAAATGATCATGATAAAAACAAAAAGCTTAAAATGAACGAAATAGAGGATATAGCAATACTCGGTTCTTCTCATAAACGCTTTGGATACAACGAACCTATAGACTTTGATTTTGGCATATATTATGAAACGTTTAATGGCACTGACAAGCGTATTGTAAAATGCGCCGTACCAATAAAGCGGTATACGTTTAATCTCATTGCTAAGTGCGTTACATATTATTTGACGCACCCTAAAAATGATAGATAGCAAACGATTTGCCCCCTATTTAATCACATAGGGGGCGTTATGGTGGCAACGCCTGTACGTCCCCGTCGTGCCACTGGACTAGACTAAAACAGGCAGGATCTTTAATTTATTGATATAAACATACACAGGTGGGTAGTGTTACGATAGCCTGTGTAGATAGGCCGCCAATTAACAATGTGGTTTAAGCGCTATCCTAGTCCAGGATAGTGCTATTATCTTTTGGTTTATATCGATCTGGTAAATACACTAGGCCAACCTAGTAGGCCGTGTAAAAACACGGGGTATATTGGTGTATATACGCATATATAGGGCGTATGTCTATACGTTGCTAGAGTAGCACGTATGGAGTGCATAACGGTGTTATAACCGTGCCAATATATCAAGGCAATGACGTTTAAGGTTGCTTAAGTACTTATGCGTTATATGTAATAGCAAAATAACGGCCCTTACAAGGGTATTTTGTGCGGTTAAATTGACGGACAAAGTGCGCCTTGTCGGTACGTATCACGGGAAACGTATGTGCGTATTTGGCCGGCTTCGTTGTCGGCAAAGGGACAAATACAAATTAATTGGCGGGCGTGCGGGCGTTCGGCTGGCTGTATCGATAACGCCGGCCGTATTGTCCCCGGCTTACCGTTTCTTATTGGTGCAATTTAAAACGAATAAATTATGTATAGGAGAAAGTTTGATAATCTTAATAGAAAGCTAGCACTTAAAAAGGAAAAGGCTTTAGACGCTGCAAGAAAGTCTCAAATTGAGTTCTACGTTGAGCTTACCAAAGAGCTATACAAGTCTAATAAATTAGATTGTAGTAGGGAATCTGATAAATGTAGGCGGAAACGTGTTAGTTACATGGCAAACAAATTACGGCAATAGATCGTTTGTTTTTATTTGATTTTAAAGTTTGTGCCCTTTCGTACTGTAGTGATATAGGACGAAAGGGCTTTTTTGTGCCTATATTTTACAAAATGATAGAATGTGTATATATTTTGCTTACACATAAAAGTGTTAAGGCGGCAAATTTTAAGCCTTGATCGAAAATGTGTAAGTAAAATGCTTTATTTAGCATCATTTTGTATACATATATATCCATGCGGACGGGTATATTGTGCCCTTATGTATGGTTTTGCGCTTGAATCGATCCTAAAAGGTATATAATAGGCGGTACTTATTGTATATTTTTTATCTATGTCTGGGCTTATCTTTCCTTAGAGGTAGCTCTAGGGGTTGATATATATTATTTTATTGATACTCAATTAATTGTATTATTTGCGTTCAATTTTAAAATCGTGGTTACTTATTGTATATTTTTATGGGTGTATTTATATATTTGGTGCTTACCTTGTTTTGTGGGTATATGGCGTTTGAGTTGGGGCGGTATGTTATAGCTACGGGCGACGCTCTGCCTATAATCATAGTTTCTTTATTGGTTTTATTATCAATACATTGTATTAGGCAAGTATATAAGGCAATCAAGAACAAAGACCTCGATATCCTAGACTGAATCAGCGTTCCACGTGGAACAAAGTAGCGGAAGCTCTGGGTTTATGGGGTTTTTTGAGGGAGGTTTCGGTTGTGCGGGATGGGACACCTCCAAACAAGGGAAAAACCCCAACAAGCAAGAAAACACCTCCAAACAAGGGAAAAACCCCAACAAGCAAGAAAACACCTTTCAGACAAGGAAACGCCTTTCAAGCAAGGGGTATCTTCCAATCAAATGTAAAAGTTTGCAAGTGGTAGGAGTTTCCCGTCAAGGCAAGGCAGTTGTGAGTGATGGTGGGTATGGTGTTATTGGTGGTAGATATTGTTTATTAGTATGGGGTGATGCGGAGGAAACCAAGGGAAAACGGGGACAGTGGTGGCGTGGGGTCGGCCCCGCTGGTCGTCCGTTCCCTGTTCTCCTTTGGCGGTAGTGTAATATTAAAAATCTGATAGTGATATGACGAAAGAGGAAGCGAAAGAAAGGTTCGGTGACAATATAATAAACAAACTATTGTCGCTTGGTGCTGAACCGACAAACGTATGCAGGAATGACGATATTGTGGAATGGTGCAGTGATGGGTGTGTAAAAGTGGGCGATATTGAAGTATGGGCTTACTATTACTTTTATGAAGGAGAGAACCCTGATTTATGTAATTGGGAGGATCGTATGGAGATAGAGGTAGAGGAATGTTGGATTTAAAATCGGTTGATATGAGATTCATTTATTTAATGGAGCTTAGAGGAAAGGATATATGCGTAGGCGACAAAAAGTGCAAGAGGGTAAAAATATATGTAGGCAGGCCGTTGGCGGATACGCCTAAAACCTATAAACGAATAGGTGGATTTGTAGCAAAAGAACTATCCAACGCTTATAACAGCGGTTGTGTTTCCATCTATGAAGCAAAGGATAAAACGCTCAGATATTCGGTTTATCGAGACGGTTGTTTTTATCCTTATTACGGGAAATTAGAGGTGGCAGAATAATACCAAGGGGAACGGGCGGCGGTGTCACGGCATGGCAGGCTACGGGTGTCGACCGCCGTTCTTTTTGGCGTGGTAATATAAAATACTAATAGTATGGACGAGATTATGAAACTACAAGATGAAGCGCTGCTTTATCTACGGGATAATATTACGAGAGAAGAGGCGTATTATATCCTTACGACAGAGAATGAAATGACGGAGGTTTTAATAGCTAAGAAGGAGGATGGAGGTAAACGTATCAAGATTATTGATATGGAATATACTATCGAAAAGGATGATATGTTGTTGTTATTCGATACAGATGGGATAATAGACGAATGTCTTTTAACATACAGCCACATAGGGATAAACATGTATTTCCGTCGGCAAGATATTCGGGATATACTATCCAAGAAATTGGAGGTCATGGAATACCGGTATATAAAGATCCAGGTCGATAATATACCGGTAGTAGAGAAACGTCGTGTTATTCTGGATCTAACCGGGCATAGGGTGGATCGTAATGACCGTGATAAGATAGATTTTATGTTTATTTATTATATGGCAAGATTATGCGAGTAAGAAGGACGGTAAAAGAGAAAGATGTTATAAAGATATGGGTATTCGGGTACGATCGGAAGCTTATTAAATCGGCAACGGATTCTGGGTTTAGAAGCATGTCGGCGGTATTATCTTACGCCAATTGTATGGCAGGAGATAAGCCTGTAGATCATATTAGGGTCTCGAATGAGAATCGTGGCTGGTGTGGATCGTATACTATATATGGTAGGGAGATAGATTAGTTTAATAGTGAACAACAAAGGAGGTGCGTATGAATAATATTATAACAAACGCTAATGGTGTAAAAGTAAAAGTAAGGGTGTATGATTTTGGTGATAAAACGGCTGATAGATATACTATCGTGTGTGTAAGCGGTAAGAGTAATAATCATAATAATATCCCGTATTACCCGATATTTAGTTGTAGCTCGAACCCGTTCCATCCTCAAGGAATAGCGATGTATGTAGGGGATTATTATCCGTGGAAGAGAAAGACATACGATTTCGGTAAAAGAGTTAAGGATCTAGCATCCTTGCCAAAAGAGGTGATTAAGTACATAAAAATAATAACGACATGAACGAAATAGTTTACAATAATTATGATTTGGTTGATTTTGAGCAAAACGGCGAGATAGTGGTGGCTGTGACGTTTTACAGATATTATAGAAAGAAAGCGCATAGCGAGGTAAATTACAGGTGGAAAACCAGATGCCCGGAGTTGGTGGATAAGATTGTAAGACACCGTACCAAGGTGTTTACCGGCCAGCTTATTCAGTTAGCGAAGGCGTATGGGGAGAAAAGGGTCATTAAATATCAAAAACAGGAGGAAGAGGTATGTCAAAATACGACAGGGACGCTATAGAAATATATATACTAGATCATATAGATACTGATAATTACAAAAAGCAGTTTAGATATGATAGGGAGTATCTGGCTTTTATGCTTAACGTGTTTAAGGATGAGTATAAAGAACATATCAAAAGGGATGGGATTAAGAAAGCTTTCGAGGACTACATAATGAGCGTTCCGTCTATATTCAGGATTCATATAGCGGATTGCGATATCAGGTATTTATTACGTTCATGGGAAGTGGAGTTCGATGATGATGATGATGAGATATACATCTTGTATAAAAAGATCATAAGGGAGGTCTTCTTTAAGATGTGTAATGATATGAACATTAGATTTTAGTTTGTTAATATTGTGACCATGACCTTGGCGGGGTGGAAGGATATATCATAATCGTACGTGTGCGGATATGATCCGGGGTCAGTTCCCGGCACCTTGGCATAACTTAAATGTAAGTAGTATGGAAGATAATATTTTAAAAAGAGCGGCAGCGGAATTAAAAGAAGCCGGTTGCAGGGTTTTCGCATGGCAGGATGATACTTATAATAGAGGTTGGAGTAAGGGTGATTATATAATGTTGTATTACGCCTTCCCTGATTCACCCAACATCGGGTATCTGAGTCATGGAGAATATGGAATGAGTGTAGCATATAGTAGAGCCTATATACCGAGTCGTGGAAGTGGATCGGGATGTGGTATCAAGGAGGAAGCTACGTTCGACCTTGCGACGGCACTGGACGTGCTAAACGAGCTATTACCTAGGTGGTGCAAGTCTTATGGGGTTTATCCAGAACAATATAAGGATATTGATAGATGGTACAATAGCGATAATTATAACAAAAAAATATTTAAGGAAATTTGATATGGAAGTAAAGGATTGGGAGAGTTTGGTTTTGAATACAGAAGTAGGAATGCACTGTTTTGTTACATTAGCTGACGATAAGGATATTAGTAGAGGATATGCGCAGATCAGACGTGCGGAGCATTTCGGATATAACATCTGCTTCACCCGGTTATATGGAAATAAGTTTTATTTTGAAAAAATAAAAGAAGGTCGTACACAACAATATATCAATAGGAGGAAATGATATGGTGATAGAGTTTGATTTTGAGATATACAAAAACGGAGATTACGATAAGGTATGTCTCCGCAACGGGAAAGAGCCAAGAATATTATGTGATAATGGGAAGGGTAATAGCCCTATGGTCGTGATGATTGAGGATGATAAAGCGGATGATTATATTATTCTTCGTTATAACGAAACTGGCAGGAGGAATATCAATAGTCAATCGAGTCTCGATCTTATGTTATCGATAAAAGAACGGGAGCCAGAGTTGTGGGTTGTTGTTATATCTTACATAGATAATAAGGATAAGAGGCAAAAGATGATCTTACCTAATTTTTTCTCAAGGAATATAGGAGGAAATATATATCTTCAAGGAAGCTCTAAATCGAATGTATCATATTATGTTGGTAGGTTAGAAGAAGATGGGTGCTTCGATGAGCTGTGCGAGAAGATAAGGGTAAAAAGAGATCGTATTTATAACATGGAAATAATATCACTATCAGATGACAAGGCGACAGTTTAATCAGTTGATAAATGAGCTAGACGGCAAAAGCCCGTTTATCGTATTACATAGGGATGCCGTTGCGCCTAAATACGTGGGCGTGGAGGTGTCGAAGGATGGGATGGTATACAGATATGCGATAATAGGGATAAACGATGAGTATAAGGCTAAAAAAGCCCTTATTTCGAAAATATTAGGCATAGCTAGTTACCTAAATGGCAATAAGCCCTTAAAAAAGGGTTAATTAGATGTATTTATGACCTGCGGCATCATATACGATATAATGCCATAAATGACGTTGTATAGAGGATATGTATGATAATATGATAGATAACGCATTCGTGTCTTGATATCATAATATTATGCCATTATATCCTCTTTTTGTATAAAAAAGATAACAAATGATACAAACATCTTGAATATGGATGAAATTAAGATAGGAGCTGAAATTGTATTTAATATAACCGGCAACCATAATATAGGATACACTAAAGGAGAAAAGTATATCGGGACAGTGTTAAGTAGGGATCACCGATCACGCCTTTATGTACGGACGATAGGAATGCCTAGGGCTTGTATTGATGAACGGGACGTGGATAAGATTATTGATACGGGTGATGATTTTGATATGGATGAGGCGATCCCGAATCCTGTGGCAAGGGAGTTGTATAAGTTGATGAGCAGGTATATTTATACGTTCGGAAAGTCTCATGAAAATATAAACGGATATATCGTGTATGAGTGTATAATGATGGGTAGGGATTTAAGACACAATGTTATGTGCCTGTTACATGGTCGTGGATTTGAGATACGGCATATTGATAGTTATTCTTGGTGGATGACTAATGAGAGGCTGATGTCAGAGGTGACATACACGGAGGGTGATATTCATATAATTGTTCATGAGTGCATGGAAGATTATGTGGATAATGTGAAATTCGGGGAGGAGTTTTATAAAAACAAGGGAACGTGATAAGATACTTACTTGTGATGGCGATGATAATATTAACACCGCCAAAAGGAAACGGAGGCATGCCCCTCGCCCCGAAGCCGGCCGTGGTCGAGGCACGGGTATGGGATAAGCTGGCGACCGCCCTGTCTTTCGTGGAGTCAAGGAATGACGATCGGGCGCACAACGCCACTTCAGGGGCGTTAGGGAGGTGGCAGATGAAAAAGGTGTATGTAGATGAGGTTAATAGGATATTGTGTCTTAAACGGGAGAAAAAGCGGTATAGATACGATGATAGAACAAATCCTATCAAGGCTAGGGAAATGTTCGAGATATATCAATCTCATCATAATCCGAACAAGGATATAGATCGGGCTATAAGATTGCATAGGGGACTACATTCTACTAAATATGTTAAAGAGGTTAAGCGTAAATTGAGAGAATAAAAAGAATATAGGAGGATAAAGACATGGACGAGAATAAAGTGATACGGCCGATGGATTTTGTTCGGCTTACAAATATTGACGAATTAAATGTGATTAAGGACACTAAAAACCATATAGGGCTGGTGAAGGAGGTCAGTCGGGACGGGAGAATGAGTATAATATGGATAGGTGAAACTTACAGCCAGTTGGCGTGGTTCAAATCGAGCGAGTTGGAGGTGGTGGATAACCTTGTGAGCATCCTGACATGCGGGCTGGCTAACTTTCGAGGAGACGGGAAAGAGAGCGCGGATAAATTTTATCCAATGAATTTATGTTAGGTAATTATATACCAGTTTACACCTCCCTATCAATAATTATCACCAACAGTCATAAACTAATAGGTATTGAGTTTGTTAGAAATAAAGAGAGGAGGTGACAGTATGTCAAAATAGACATACTGTCTAAAGCTTAATATCTGGCTCCTTTTGAACAATTGGCAAAGCAATTCATGGGTTGTAAATTGCGAATGCTATTTGTTCCTCCTTTAGCAATAGGTTTAGAATGGTCAACATTCCACCCTAATTCAGTGTACTTGCCATAAGAGCGTCGAAACATGAGATTGCCGTAACAATCTCTTCGATACAACTTAGGGTTCATGCCTCTAGCTATAGAACCTTTGCTAAAAATAAGATCCAGAAGCTTTTCTGAGTAATTGCTCATAATAAAGCCTCCTCTTTTTTTTGTAACTATTGCAAGTTACATTACTATTGTCATCTCTATGACAAACTTCAAATAACTATACAATAATCAAACCGATATTTAGTGTTTTGAGAGAAATTAATACAAATTAAATTGTTTTTAATTTTTCATATTTCTATCTTTGTCCCACGTATTAGAATAAAGACGTAGAAGCGTTAAGATATTATCTCGTATTTGAAATCTGGACAATTTCAACCACTCGGGATGATAGACAAAGATGCCTCCTACGCCTATGTTGTTGTATTATTACCTTTAGGGGCAAACTATACACAATCATAAGGCGTGGGGCTGTTGTTTGTTATCGAGTGGTGGGCAGTCCAGAGCCTCAAATACGGTAACATCCAATAGTCCCCACGCTTCTTTATATTTAGAAACCACCGAACGAAGGGGATAGGGAGGATAAAAGCAATAGATTTATGGTAACAAAAGTGAGATTTATGTATTTCTTATTGATGTACATAATGCTTATATTTTCATCATGCGGAGATGATGGAAATGAGGATTGGGAAAATGGAGATAAAAACACTTCGCAAACAGAGTTTAAACTCTCTCCACCGGATTGGTTGATAGGTACATGGAGAAATGGTGATGGACTAGGGATGTTAACATTTCAATGTACTAAAGACAATATAATATATGGATTAGATGGCGCTTCTATGAATTTCGTTAAGCATGCCCAAGAAAGTGCCGCATTTTACAATCAATCCAATCCACCCTTAGGAGATGTAAAATTGTATGAGGAACTACGAGGTAATAATAATTACAAAGTCGTATTAAGCATAACCCAGATGGGGGTTGAGAACAAGATTTTTGTAGAGATATCCAAAATATCATCTACGGAAATATATATTAACACAGAAGAATATAATTCACAAACTAAATTCACCAAGGTAAGATGAGAAAAATACTATATGCGATAGCCTTTTTATTTTTAGTTGTTTCCTACTCCTATTCACAGGGGAGAACACAAGATGTTGTTTATCTAAAGAACGGTAGTGTAATCAGAGGTCTTATCATAGAGCAAGTACCAAACAAATCCATAAAAGTACAGACCAGAGACGAAAGTATCTTTGTCTATCAAATGGATGAGATAGAAAAATTAGGGAAAGAAGAGGATACATCTTATTCGTTTAAGAAAATATTAGGTCCTAAGAGGACTTATGATATTAAAGGGTATCGAGGATTTTTGGATTTGGGATATACTACGGGGGATGATGGATGTATCCAATTTACCACATCTCACGGATACCAATTAAATCCGTATTTCTTCTTCGGTGCGGGAACAGGAGTATCATATTTCACTGATAGTGAATCAGCGTTAATTCCCGTTTTCGCAGATTTACGAGGGAACTTTACCAATGGACAGATAGTTCCTTTTATAGGATTAAGGATTGGTTATGCCATTGATGTCACTAGCGATTATGGTGGAAATGGTTTTTACTGTAATCCCTTTGTCGGTGTAAAATATATGCTTGGAAAACAATCAGCTGTTAATTTTTCCCTAGGTTATGGGTCACAAGCTAGGAGATATTCTTTTAGAGGGCATTCTTCTAGTAAGAGTATAGACGGATTTAATTTCAAGATAGGTATTGAGTTCTAATTGTAAATATTAATTTTGTAAAAATAAATCTATCGTAATACTATTTTGCGTAATATCAAAAGGAGAGTAATCATGAAACGTATCATATACTTATTAGCGATATCATGTTTCCTACTTATTTCTTGCCACGATGACGATCGTTTTAGTGTCGAAAATGTAGTTGGTAATAATACCTCTATCGTAGGAATGTGGCTTCGAGAAGCAGGCAAAGAACAAATGGTATATGCGTTCTTTGAAGACGGGACTGGGTATGAAAAAACAACTGATAGAAGAAACAATACTGTTAGCGTAGATGGATTCACATATGAATTTGATCCAAATACGATGAGTATAGTTTTTGATAAGGAGTTTGATAATGCAATATACTCAGAGTGGACCGTGGAAATGAAAGGAAAATCTTATATGATCCTAACACATCACGGGATCTGGGACGCTGGACACGGCTTAACACATGAGGATACTTACTCATTCGAGCTATTCAGAATAATGGATAAGTAGACTAAACAGTAAAATTAAAAGATAAGCGGGATTAGATTTAGGCTAGTCCCGCTTTTGTTTTATTATATTTATTAACTTTTAAAAATTACAAACATGAAAAGAGAAGAAAAGAAAATTTTTATTCCAAGTAAAAATCAAGAAAAGGAAAAGAAAAATGAGTTTTATCCTATTTCAAAATCATATCCTCATAAAAAAATTAGTTCGAACAAATATTAGGAGTAATATCATTGATATTAACATAATCACTAGAACAATAATATTGTCCATAATAAAAGTAACCTACTTTTATTTGGCTCACTAAATCAGAATCAAGTTTTTTGTATCCAACATAGTCATTTTTTGTAAAATGTGTATTTATTGATAATTCTACATCAATAACTGGGAATTTGATATAGAAATGATATATATCATCGTTATCTATCTTGTATTGAAAATTGAACTGTTCTTTCTTTAATTCATTTATTAATATTTCGGCCTCTTCTTTTGTGTTACAAATAACAATAATAGACAAAGATTCAGAATTTTCTATTTTTGATACAAAAATAGAGTTTAGTGTAATATCTTGCAATCGCAATTTATCTATATTCATGGCATTAGATTTTAAAGTTTGTTTTCAAATATAGCAATCTTATTTCTAAACAATCCCAATTAAAACTAAAATAACTTTAACTAGATTATGTTAGACTATAGTTTGATTGCTGGTTTGGAACGAATTCATTATCTTTATAGAGTAAAAATCAGAGTGTTATGTTTGAGATGAATCATTTTAAATCTATTGATGAGTTAGTGAAGTTCTTCCCTACCGAGCAATCATGTATTGATTTTTTGGAGAGGCAGAGATGGGGTGATCATGTCGTGTCTCCGTACGATCCAGACTCAAAGGTTTATAAATGCAAGGGAAACCGATACAAGTGCAAGAATACGGGGAAGTACTTTAACGTCCGGACAAACACGATCTTCGAGAACACGAAAGTGTCGTTGAGGAAATGGATGTTGGCTTGCTATATCGTCATAAACGCTAAGAAGGGTGTCTCTTCCGTTCAGTTGGCTAAGTTCATTAACGTAACACAAAAGACGGCTTGGTTCATGTTGCAACGTATCCAGAATTGTTTCAATATAGATGCTAGCCAATGTCTAAATGGAGAGGTTGAGATAGATGAGACTTATATAGGAGGATTGAATAAGAATAGGCATAGTAGTAAGAAGGTAAGAAACGCAAGAGGCAGGAGTTGTAAGGACAAGGTCCCGGTATTTGGTATGCTGCAACGAGAAGGCTTTGTTATAGCTAAGGTTGTTAGCGATACGAAAGCCGGAACCTTGATCCCGATCATCAATGATGTTGTATGTCCGGGATCTACAATCTTCTCGGATGAATGGCAAGCTTATAGAAACTTAGATCCTAACCTATACGATCACGGTGTTGTCTATCATAAGAAAGGCGCTTACGTCATTGGGTATAGACATACTAATACGATCGAAGGATTCTGGGGACACTTAAAGAGAACGTTGAAGGGTGTCCATCATTGGGTGTCTAGGAAACATCTGCAAAGATACGTGGACTCATCAGCTTTTAGGTATAATACCAAACATCTTTCCGAATGTGAAAGATTCGATGTACTTTTGCAGAATATCGGACACCGATTAAGGTATTCACAGTTAAAGAATATGGCAGCATGAGAAAAAAGAAAGACATAGAAGTAGTAATACATAAAGATATTGAGAAGGAGATGAAGAGAATAGCCGATAACATATTCGGCTATAATCCCAAAATAGATCCCCGTGATCCTCTTTTTCGGAAAACTCTTTCTTGGAGCGTTAAAAAAGAAGGAAAGGGAAAGAAAAATGAGAAAAACGATTGAATAATAAAAGGATACATGGTTATGTGTCCTTTTATTGTTTTAGAGATAGTGCAAAGTAGTATATAATTACCTTATGTTATATAAAGAGGGGGTGATATATGAAATGGGTGATAATAAAAGGAGTTAGATATCCTAGTTCCGTGATATCAGCATTTGCGGCATATAATATGGATAACCCCTTCTTGAAGGTCAGGATAAGAAACAAGTATCATATAGTGCCTTTTGATGATGTTAATAAGATGGCTAGTCAGATGGTGTATTTAATGGACAACTATCCTGATTTCGTTCAGATAGGGAGATGGTGGATATCCAAGAAACATGTGATGTCATGGACGCCCAAGGGGGAGACCGTAGACGGATCGGGCTGGGTTATATCCTTTACCCTGTCCTTTGGATTGGATGGAGGGACGCAAATTAGGTTTGATAAAGAAGATGAATACCTAAGTGAGGTAGATAGACTTAATGAGTTGTTTAATGTAATATTATAAGGTAGTATGTTGATAGATGTAAATAAATGGATTGATAAAAACGGGAGCTTCGATGAAGCCGGCGGATTGGATTTAGTGAGGCACGGATATGAGTGGATTAGACGGATGCGTAAATTCGAGAATAAGGCAGATCGTCATACATTTCAGAAGGTGTTTGGGAATAAAAGAGGTAATGAATTATGGGACTTCTTTTTAAATACAAGAAGATCTATTTTCGTATTAGAAGATAGTTATTTTCTAATTAATGACAGAAATGTCTTCTCTTTGTGTTTAGCCGAATGTAGTGATTATGAGCTATATGAGCTCATTCAGGATCATGAGGCTGATAGTTGTCAAAGCAAATAATATTAAGTAATTTTAAAAAAAACGAATTATGACGAATTCTTTATTAATCTATGAGGAAAGTGGGTATCTGTTTAATGATGCGACAAAAAGATTAGAATGGTTTGAGATTGATAAGATCTTAATCAGTTTTACATATGGAGTGGTTAGATATATAGGAACTTGGGGAGGAGGTAGGACTGATAAGAGGTTAGAGGGGGAGCTGTTCTATTCGTCCGAGGAGTGTTTTAAGAAGGGCGATAGTATTCCTAAGAGAAAAATATCAATATATGATACTTTTAGGTCATTGTATGGATTTTCCCCAATAGACGATTATGTATGGGAATACAAAAACGGGAGAGCTGTAAGGGGAAAATTGGAGAGTTTTGATGTTGTAATAAATCATAAGGGTGAGTTACGTTGTTCAAAAACATATTATGCGAGCGAGGAAGATGTGTATAGGTTTAATGATTTGATTGTGGTTGACAAGAATGGAGACATAAGGATGGCAAAGTCTCCTAAAAGTAAATTGATGCTTACAAATGATCAATTGAGTGTCGTAGAAAGGATGAGAGGAATCATTGATGATATGGTTAAGTTAAAAATGATTATGTACATCGATCAAGGTTATAATCTTTGTTTTCTACCGGGAGATAAAATAGAAGATTTGACAATGGATGAGACGGATGGATTTGTAGATACCACCGGTATAGTGACATCTATAAAATCTAAGGATGTAGTGGAGTTTTATGTAGAAAACCCATTCGTAAAGATAAAGGATGAGTAATACTTGGATCGGGATTGTAGTGGTTCGTGAGAATAACTACAATCATATCTCTAAACGTGAACATAGATTGGGAGGTACGTATGTCATTCGATTGACGTTAGGGATCTAATTATATTAAAAGAGGAGGAATTATGAAAGAGATTGTATTAAAAGTGTATAAGTTTGATGAACTGTCAAAAGATTCACAAGAAAAGATCATAGAGCGTGAGCGCTGGAATGTAATGGAGCAATGTATGGATGCTTATAGTACAGACTATCAAGAGTCGATGAAAGCCTTTGAGGATATGACAGATACTAGGGTTTATAATTGGGAAGTTGGATACGAGAGATATGATTTTAGTTATGAGTTTAAATACAATGATCCTATTTATGAACATCCTACAGATTATCATCGTGATATATTCCCTAAGAATCTATGCGGTAAATTATTGTTCAGGTATATCAATAACAACATTATGCCACATATCACGAAAGGTAAATATTATTCTATAGGCAAATATATAGATGGGAAATATAATTACAAGTGCAGACGCAGTCGGGTAATATTGGGATATGAAGACAATTGTCCATTAACAGGGATGTGTTATGATTATTATCTTCTTAAACCAATAATTGATTATTACGATACTTGGTGTACTTACCCGGAGAATTTCTCTTTAGAGGATTTAATAGAAAAATGTTATAATAATTTTTTCAAGGCTTGGCATGAGGAATATGAACATTGGGCTGACGATGAAGATGCGATACGTGAGGAGCTTCATCATAACCAGTATGAGGGTCAGCTTTATTATGAGAATGGGGATGTGCATGTTGGTCTATTAAATGAAATAGTATGAAAACACAAGAAGAATATGCCCGTGAGATTGACGAGATTGTTCGCCGTGATGTAGAGAGTTGCCAGATTGACTGGTTTAAGATTGATAAGGAAATATTCATGCTTCCGGAAAACAAGAACAAGACATTTATTCTCGGAACACGAAAGACAGGATGTGATTTGTTGATACTGGGAGGCCCTAATTGTGATGAAAGTTATTTGGATGGGGTTTTTGGGTGTCTTGGTAATGAGAAATTTTATGTTTGCCAGCCAATATCTCTTTATGAGACAACACGAAATATCCAAGAAAGACCTGCCTTGTACGCTTTTAAAATAACGACCGAGTATTTCAGGGCGCATGGAATGGTTCCCGTATTTGAAAATTCACATTGTAAATTGATGAGATTATGAATATAGAGGTAATAAGATACAGGCTCCCGGTTTATTGGGTTGGAGCCTTGATAAATGATGATTGGACGGGGTTATCTGACGAGGAAGCGCAAGAAGTTGATGACTTTGTAAAACATGCAGATGGTTGTCCAGTTGGTGTGGATTGGGGAACAGAAGGTTTTTATTCGTATAATGACGCAAACGCTATTGGCGGAACTTGTGTCGATGTTATTTTTAGCAAGTATAATCAATAGTTAACACTCAAAACTTAATAGATATGAACAACTCTATGGTCGCTCATTTGTGGGCAAACGAAAAGGAAGAATCCGCAAGAGGTAGTAATCTTTTCTTTGAAGGTAGAAGTATTTATTCTTATGGTTATCATTTTGAGGTTGGAAGAATCGTAAGAAATAAGTGTGGTGAAAAGGCGTATTTGCTTAACGATAAGTATTATTCTTCTTCTACCTGTGAACATCAACGTTGTGTTCGTAGTGCAATACCAACTGGTTCAAAGGTATTTTCTGTTGGATATAATATGTCTGATGATGGCAGCATGGCTTTTATCACCAGTCGATTGGAGCTTATCAAAGAGGTTATCGAGAAATACAAGAAGGCTAGAACAAGCCTGTCTTATAGGGATGTTTGGGGAGTATTTAGAAGTCTAATGGATTATATTGAGTTCTTTAATATGGGTACTCCCAAGAGCCTTCTTAAAAAGAGTGCAAACACCTGGATCGGAACTAAACATGAGTTATCTTATGAATCGGATAAGATTAAAAGTGAATATGTCCATGAGTTAAAGCGTGTGTTTGAGGTATTGCTAAATCATCAAGCGTTAGAAACTTTAGGAACGATCAATGTGATAGTAGATGAGATTTGTGGTGAAGGAACGTGGGCTGAGTATGTGGCCAGATGTCAGAGATGGGAAGACAGTCAGGCGAAAAAAGAGGCTTTAATTTTTGAAAAAAGAAGAAAAGAAAAAGAAGATCGCAAGAAAAAATTTGAAGAACAGATCGAGATGTGGAAGTCTGGCAAGATTCTGGAATTATATTCACATTATTATTTGGAGGATGACCAGCCTAACGTATGGCTTCGCATTAAGAATGGCATAATTGAGACTAGCAAGAATATCAAGATAGAACAAGCTGAAGCTGAGAGACTTTGGAAATTGATAAAGCTCTTCCATAATGGCGGTAAATTCCAACACGATATGGCATTGGATATAACCGGTCACAAATGGAAGATCAATAGCTATAAGAATGATATATTGGTTGTTGGATGTCACAGGATCGCGTATAGCGAGATGAAAGGTATTGCGAGACAATTAGGATGGAGTTAAACAGCTATCAAGTAACATTTGAGAGCTGTGACGATCACTATCAGATTTACGGGAGAGACATCCAAGATGTCATGGGCGGCGTTGCCAGTGGAGCCGGCGTGTATAGTTGACATACTCCCACCACTAAAGTGATTGGGATTCTTGGATACAAGTGTACGGGACCCCGGTTTTACAACCGTTGGAATTACCCGTACTCTCCAATTCGGAAATGCCCTTCCGAAGGATATTTTTAGAGGCTAAGAGGTCCCTGTCGTTGATAGAACCGCATCCGGGACAAACCCATGTGCGGTCGCATAACAACAGACCTTTATTAATGCAGCCACATTCGCAAGTTTTGGAAGAAGGATACCATTTGTCAATCTTATGTACTATCACTCCATACTTTGAAGCGATATACGTAAGTTTGTTAATAAAAGAAGAATGACTGAGATCGGAAATCTTCTTCCCCCACAAACGTTTCATTCCTTCAATGTTTAGATCTTCAATGAAAATATAATCATATTGTTTACACAACTGATGTGCTAACTTCCATTGAAAATCACTACGTAGATTCATGATTTTCCTGTTTGTCTGATGAAGCTCGAACAACCTTCTTTTCCTGTTATTCGATCCCTTTTCAGATCTTGAGAGGTTGCGATTACATTTCTTTATCTTCTTTTGATATCTATTGAAAAACAAAGGAGACTGAATAGACTTTCCATCGCTTAATGTCATGTAAGTTTTAAGTCCGAAATCGATTCCTACAGATGCACCATTACGTGACTTTTCATAGGTCTTATTCGATTTCGAGTCTGTTACGATGACAATGGAATATCTATTACATGTTTCCCTTAAAACTCTGACCTGTTTTACATTCCCATCGTAAGGACGGGAATATGAGAACTTAAAACGCTTGTTTATCTTATTGATCGTGAAAACATTTCCATTCAAAGCAAATCCTCCCTGTTTAAATACAAAGGAGTTAAACTTCTCTGCTTTCTTGAACTTCGGAGGTCTTTTGCATAACTTTTTAAAGAACCTTTTATAGGAATTGTCAAGACGTCCAAGGATTTCCTGTACGGTCTGGGAATGCAAAAAGATTCTTTTGATTCGTTTGGCAAAGTGCTTTTGAAGCCTGTTCAGTGAAATATATTTTCCAAATCTCCTGTAATAACGTTTTTGTAAATTCAAGGCATGATTCCATACAAATGCACATTCCCTAAGCATTTTATCTAAATGCTTAGTGTTCTTAGATTTATATATATTGTACTTGTATGAGATCATGTTTTAATTATTTTTACGGCACAAATATAATAACAGTATACTATATTTGCAAAACAAATCAGTAAAAAATGGATAGCAGGTGGAAAACAAACAGAGGAAGTGTCTATAATTTGGGGTATCACATAATTTGGTGCCCTAAATATAGAAGAAAGAAACTCGTAGGAGATATCGAAAGAAGATTAAGAGAGCTTCTATACGAAAAAGCTAGTCAAAACAATTGGGAAATAAAAGAACTGGAGATAATGCCGGATCATGTTCATTTATTTATAAAAGCAACTCCTTCTGATTGTGTATCTCATATTGTTTCACAATTGAAAGGATATACAGCTAACATGTTAAGAAAAGAATTTGAATCTCTTAGAAGAGAGCTTCCTACATTATGGACAAGATCTTTTTATGTAGAATCGGTAGGGCATATATCCGAACAAACAATTATAAAATACATTGAAAATCAAAAGAATATATGAAATATGATACTATCCCCTCTTTAAAAAGAGGGGCTTTGGATAAAATCGTAAAAACCCTTTGCCATTTAAAAAGCAAGGGTGGTACGGTTATAGAAAAAGGAGAAATATGTACTATAGTCAAAAGCTATAAAGGATATAGTATCCGTACCGATGACTATCGAACAATAACCAGAGTGGATAAATGTTGTGTTGAGTTTATGAAGGAATAAACATGAATGATAGGAGAAAGGATGATATTAACTATTAATAATGTTTATTTAATTTAATTCAAAAACAAAATGTCTACTTTTGTAGACACATAAAAATTACATATATGAAAAAGAGTGAGTTTGTAAAGGAATTGGAGAAGATCATCGATATGGTTAAGATCGAAGATGACGGTTTCGAGTATGGTGGTAAAGTCATCTTCTATAAAGAAGATGATGATAACTATGAAATCTCGGTAAAGAACATTGAGATGGATCTTATGGTAGAAGCCAGTGCTATGGCTAGTATGCATGATAGGACTTTTGACTGCCTTATGAGTGAAGTTTATAAACAAAAGTTTACAAAGACTATAACGATGTCGGAGGATGAGGATGATGAAGACAATTGATAAGATGACCGATCAGGAGATATATGATCTTACTGATGAGCAGGTAGAGAAATTGATCGTAACAAGATGTGCGGAGGAAGGTGTCAGGTTTATAGATGAGCCTCCAGTCATGAAGACGTATGGATATAAATCTATTTCTCCATCTCATTTCTTCTACTATTTGGAGGGCTTGAATATAGCCGTTCTTGATCAGAATGATGCTATTAAGATAGCTAAGTTATTAAGTGAATTTGATCTATACAGGACTAGATATGATTTCACCATATCCAATGAGGAGCTATGCAGTAGATTGGATATAATCAATATCAAGCATGTTCCGATGTTTGACACGAAAGATAAGGAAGCTTATAAGTCTGTCAAGGATAAGAACAACGAGATCGAGGAGGAGTATAAAGATCAGGTAAACGAATACAAAGAGAATGTAAAAAAGATGGGTGAAATCCGTGCCGAGATATGGCCAAAAGTAATTGATGTAAGGCGCAAGATTGATCACATGAATCATCTTAAAGTTCTTTTCGTAAAGGAATATCTTCCGTTGGTGGATCACGACACGGACAAGGCTATGATATTTTTCAAGAAGGCTTATGATGTGGATGATGATACGGAGAGATATATTCGTGAAGGAATAAAAGATTATCCTTTGTTTAATAATAATATAGATTAAAATGCACAATTGGTTTAAATGTACGGTTTCTTACGAGACCGATGCCGAGAACGGCATGAAGAAGAAGGTAAAGGAAGAGTATTTAGTAGATGCCTTTTCTTATACCGAATGTGAGGCTAGAATCATAGAGGAAATGAGACCATTCATCTCCGGTGAGTTTAGCGTTGATATCAAACGATTCAGGATAGCGGAATTGTTTGCCATGGATGGAGACCGGTTCTATAAGGTCACGGCTGATTATATTACGGTAGACGAGAAATCGGGTAATGAGAAACGCAAGGCGTTTAACTACATCGTTCGGGCCAATGACCTTGATCATGCCAAGAAGAACTTCGAGGAGGGCATGAAAGGGACTATATTAGACTTCGTGGTAACCTGTATTAAGGAGGAGAAGAAGTTGATGGATTTCTATGAGTTTGACGGTAAGATCAGGAACCCGGAGAAGCATGAGGATAGTAAGCAACAAGGCTAGCTACGAAACCATGTCATCCGTCGCCGAGAAGTTGATGGAGATAAGTAAGATGGAGGGTACGATTTATCGTATCCTCACATTATCTAATAAGACTTATCTGGCTTCCAAGTTAGGGTATAGTAGGTCCGGATTCTATAAAAAAATACAGAACAGGAATTTTAATATCCGAGAGCTGGCTCAGATATTCGATACGATCATCAACTTCAAGGATCAAGATTGGACTGAGGGTAAGATTAATAGGCTTAAAAGATATAGAGCTATGAGCCTTATGGAGTTCAATAAAAGTTATAAAAAGAAAAAGGCATGAGAGGTAGGATGTTGCCGTGTGAGAGATGCGGGAGGATGGTAGCCATAAGGAGCAAGGGGTTATGTCCAGCATGCAGAGCCAAGGAACTACCGCCAAAGGGGAGGACGGCGATACGGGTGAAGGCCAAGCCGAAGGGGAGAAGCCTAGCCGTGTTCTTTGGCGCCCACGTAGCTAAGTTAAGTATGATAAGAAGATCTGCTACCGGCGCATATATACCATGTCCTGGGGTAAGCAACATATGCCACTTATACCCTAAACGGAAATATAAATCGGTCGCCGAGGATAATGATAACATTATCTACTTGACGGCTGATGAGCATACAAGATTCGATTATCTGTTAGATACGATGGATTTCAGCCGGCTCTTGGATGAGTTTGGTAACGTATGGCTGTTGGCAGCCAGAAGGATGAGGGATCTCACACCTAGAGTCGAGGAGGATGGTAAATTAAAAACCAGATTATTGTCATGGATAGAAGAAAACAAAAATTACTTCTAGTTCTTGGATACGAGGCTATAAGTGATACGATATATAGAAAAGGTTCGGTCATGGAAGTCATAAGTGACCAAGAATCGATAGAGGATATGATTTCCCGTTTAGAAAACAGGCATCATATAAATATAACGATGGTAAGTGATAGTAGGATAGATCTAGAGGATAGGTCCGGTTTAATTATGAATATGCTTTCTGCGTGGCGATCATCATTACCAATATTAAGATCATATCACACAGATCCTAAATTTACCGCTTTCTTTGGCATATTAGACGTTTTATCAACTATCCCAAAGAAAGATATGGTAGAGGATGAAAAGCCTGCTGAAGAGCCTAAAGAGGAAATGGAAGTTGAGTATGATCTGGAGACCGAACAGCAGTATTATGCCGCTGAATGGATCAAGGATATCCCAACACCAATATTATATAGAATGACCGTAGCTGGCAAGCGTGTTTATTATGAGATGGGGGCTGATGGATACCCCATAATATATGACGGGGCTACCAATAATATAGCTAATGGGTATTGTGATACGTCTGGCGCTTTGGAAAAGTGGAAGAATGAGATGAGGCTCAAAGGTAAGGATCCAGATGAGTACGCTAACTATAGGGCTGACTTAGGTACTATCATGCATTATCTATTTGGATTGTATCTGACCGGGGTTAACATAAAGCTGATCCCGACATGGATCAGGAAGGTGGTCAAGGAAGCCAAGCTAAGAATAGACAAGTATAGGATGGAGCGGATATTAGTGGATAACATTGATGAACTGATAGAGGATCTGATATCATTTGCCATATTCTGCAAGGAAAGACATGTAAAACCTGTATTGATCGAAAAGATGTTGAGGTCAAGGAGATTGAAAGTAGCTTCTTCGGTGGACGCAGTGGTGGAGATGGATGGCGAGCCGGAGATGGTGGAGATAGAGGTCGAGACAGGAGAGTTCTATAAGACGGGAGCCAAGAAAGGTCAGCCTAAGACGGAGAAAAAGAAGATAAAGAGATGCAGGAGGATATTCGCTATATTGGACTTCAAATCAAACAGGAAAGGCAATTTCTATGACGAGTATGCTTTCCAACTTGAGTTATATAGAAGAATGATATTAGAGAACTATGGAAAGATATTGGAGATAGAGGAGATATATAACTTCGCTCCGGGTGATCCTACCGCAAAGACCAGCCAATATAAGTTGAAGAGACAGACTGACAACCCTATATTGAATATGGCTACCGTAGTATATCTTCAAGGAAAGTATAAGTTCGAGAAAACTAATTATACGGTTACATCAAGAGTCGGATCCTTGGACATAGAAGGCGAGTTTGATGTTAATAAGTTGGTAAGGAAAGAGCCGCTGAGGGACTATATATATAGAGTCATGAATGAGAGGAGAGGGTGATGGAATTTAGGGAGTTCAATAAGAGCGTTCATCGGTATGAGCTGGATCATAGCAAACCAAGGAGGAAGCTGACGTGCCCGCAATGCGGCAAGGATAAGTGTTTTACGCCGTACGTGGACGTAACCACCGGTCAGATCGTTGGAGAGCAGTTTGGGGTGTGTGATCATAAAAATAAATGTGGTTACTTTAAATATCCAACAGGGAGCGAACTTGGGAACAATGATCTTTTTACCGATTCAAACAAAGTATTAAGGAGGTACAGACCTCCTATGGATCCGGATATAGCCAACTGCATTCCGGTAAGCAAGATGTTTGAGACGCTTAATCCTTTCGAGACATCCGATCTTCAGGATTATCTATCCAATATCTTCGGATCGTATCATACCAATAGGGCATTTAGCTTGTATAAGGTGGGGATGATGAGATTCGGGGACTGGGGTAAGTGCTGTGTGTTCTGGCAACTGGATAAGAATTGGGTAGTGCGGACCGGGAAGATAATGGACTACGGGCCTGACGGGAAGAGGGTAAAGGTTCCCATGGATCATGTATGTTGGGTGCATATACTGGACGGTCAGGATTACCTGCTTAGGCAATGCCTGTTCGGGGAGTTTCTTATCAACTTCTATCCCAATGACGCTCCGGTGTATATAGTAGAGTCAGAGAAGACGGCTGTTATCTGTAACATCGTGTACCCTAGTAGGTTGTTTATGGCCTGTGGCGGTATCCATATGCTGAAAAGGGAGATGATAGAGACATTGGGTAGGAGGCGGATAGTCCTGTACCCGGATAAGGGCGACGCTTTCAACGAATGGAGAAAGAAGGTAGACAAGGATATGAGGGGGATGAATATAGAGATAAGTAATTTTCTAGAATCAAAACCCAATATAAATGAGGGAATGGATATAGCGGATTATTTTATTATTAAACAAATTTACAATGGCAAAGGTAGTTGACAATTACAAGAAATTCAAGGTGCTTGAAATAACAAGACAGGAGATGATGGATAAGCTCACCAGATATGGGTGCTTAGGTATTTGCGATATGTGTAACAGACCTACATCCGTAGGTTATTACGTGGCGGTAATCAATCAATGGATGTGCAAGGACTGCTATAATGATTTCATCAAGTCAATTGATAGGTATGAGGAAGATATGAGAATAGAGAACAGGAATTTTAATAGATTCTGTGATCTATTTAATGTCAAAATACAAGAAAAGGCATGAGAGAGCTATCTTTAGCCCAGAAAGCTATGTTAAACGGATCCGTATGCCCGTATTGCAAGGCCCCATCCACTATGATAAATACGGTGGAGGGAAAGCAAGTTGGGTGCGAGAAGTGTGGGGCTTGGATGAGATCCGATCCTTTTGGGAAGCCGACGGGGAGGCTGGCTAAGCCGGATCTTCTTAGGAGTATGGATATGGCAATGACTGAGATTAATATATTTGCGTATAGAACAAAACGGGATGTGCAGGATATTTACAAAAGCCTATCTGGTGAATTGGATATACCAATAGAACATGTATCCCCATATAAGATGTCTTTGCCATCACTACTTAATACCATGAGATATATTGAAAAGTATAGCGATAATCATATACGGATATATGATAGAACCATGGTAAAGAAGGCTTGCCCTAGGCACGGAGCGGTGGTGATCGGGAGCAACGCCTGCCACGGGTGCCCGGAGTTCCTGTTCCATGTGGTAAACGACACGACCGATACGGTGGTGTGTGATATGGATATGAGTTATGGAGATCGCAAGAAGGATAAATATGAGCATTAGAGCTAATGATAATGGAACATTTGAGTATCGAATCAAATTGGATACCTTTAATAAAATGAATAATACATGTAAAATGAAGAAAGTTTATTTTGTTCACAAACCAACAGGTTTTTATGTTGGGGGCAATGTAAGTAGCGTAGAAGCTACAGTTTATAATAAAATGGTTAATATGGGGATGAGTAGCGAATTAGCCGATAAATTTAAAAAGGTAATAGGTACATTCCCTTGCACATGGGAGATACCAGATGAATTTGCGTCTGATCCATATTCGTATATGATTAAGCGTCTGGGATTGGAATATCCATCTTTTTTAAAGGAAGAGGATTTGGATATGCAAGAGAATATAGATTTTGATGATGAGGAGGACGAAGAGGATGGGGAGATCGACTGAATATTACAGGACACATCCGGAAGCCAGAAAGAAGAAGGCTGAGACGGACAAGAAGATCAACGCCAGACCTGAGCAGAAAGCCAAGAGACGGGAATTGGGTCGCAAGAACTACAAGACCGATAAGTTGAAGGGGAAGGCTTATCGGAAGGGGAAGGACCTATGCCATACGGCTAAGGGATTAAGATATAAATCAAGATCAGCTAACAGAGGATCTAAATCCGATACGGCTGGCGATAGAAACGCAAGAGGATGAGTGAGGATAGGATATGGAGGTCATCCAAGGAGATTATCATGGATGCCTATGAGAGGATAAGAAAGTATCAGTCGGGGGAACTTCTCCCGGCTCATACCGGATATCCTTATCTGGATAAGGCTTTGCTGGGGGGATTTTACCCCCAGCATGCGGTAGCCATAGGAGCTAGACCCGGAGTCGGCAAGTCTTATTTGGCGCAGAAGATCATGAGCAATGTGATGAATGTCAATATCAATCCACAGGCAGATGATTATGTATGGTTAAGATGTGAGTTTGAAATGAACCCAGAAGATTTGATGTTACGTTCACTATCAAAAAAAATGGGGAAAGACATACAAGATATACTCCTTAACGAGATGTCAGAAGATGAGGTAAAAGAAATGCAGAGATGCCTCAAGGAAGAGAACTCTAGCAGAATAACATACATCCCTAAACCATCAACCGTAGATGAGCTTAAAAACTTTCTATGGAATGAGTATATGCCAATAAACAAGGATAAGAAAATGGTATTCGTGTCTATAGATCATACGGCTCTAGTACAAGGTTCAGGAGACGCCAAAAGAAATATCGACTCGTTGATAACCATGTGTAATATCGCTAAAAGAACTTTTCCTAATATTTTCTTTCTTATAATATCCCAACTCAATCGTGATATCGAAGGACGGCGGGATCCAAAGGATCATATGCCAAAGCAATCTGATTTTTATCAATCAGATACATTGGGACAGTTATGTACGGCTATGGTAGCGTTAAATATACCGAAAAGATACGGGTACTCCTCATACATGCAATTTCCGCAAGGATGGTATCCTAATCTGGAACGTTTCAAGAGCGAGTCAAGACGATCCTTCCGTGTGGATGGATTATTGTTCCATCATATCGTAAAGGTCCGTCAAAGATCATTGGAGGAGATTGACGCTATACATGTAGATATCATGAAAGGATATGAGCGATATTATCCTGATGGAGGGGTGGTGCGCCAAGAAAGACCGGGAGGCTCGAATGCCCCCGTGGGTAGCGGCAAGCCGGATACGACCGTAGTGACGCTTCCGCCCCCACCTCCCGGTGTTCCATTGGAGCAACAATATATACCGCCCAGTGATGATTTCAATGTAGTACATGACGAAACACCTTATTGACATGAGATTGAGACATAATTACTTGCTTGTAGTGATAAAGGTGCTGGAAATGTTCTTGAAGACCGTATTGTCGGTTGAGGATAAGATGGGGATAAAGGAAATTATATCCTCGTTGAAGGAAATGGCTAAATACAGCATCAGATATATCATAAATAGGGAACGGGAAAAGGAGATCATGAGTATCTGTGATGAGGTATCCAATAAAGTACAGGAGTATAAAAGGATAAATGACAACTCAATGATATTGGAATTGGAGAACCTAAAAAGGGAAGTTGTGGCGGTGGAGGATCTTCTTAGCTCATACAAGGGGGTTCTTGACGCCGAACTGGTGATAGCCGAGGATGATATCAGAATCATACGGGACAAGATCGCTATAAGCCTGAGGGAGGACGGAGCATGTAAGAGCATGACTGATGCTGATAAAAGGGCTAGGGTGGACGTAAGATACGAGAGGGCGTTAGAGGATTATCGAATCCTTCTAAGATGCGCCAATACAGTTAGGGCTAAGATGTCGGTTTTAGGGCATCTTAACCAATCTATAAATCAATCCATATCAGTTGGCAGAGTTGGTATGGCTAATGAATCTTATACGGTAAAACAGTATGAAAAAGGGAAAGAGATTATCGAAAGCAGACGCCCTTAGGGTGTTGAGAAGGGCTTACAATCTAATAAAGAATGATAATTATGCGTTTATATGCATAGCAATAGAAAGGACAGCGGTTGAATTATCACTTGCTGAAAGATCATGTGTGGCGTGTTATCTTATACCAGAACTGAAGATGTTCAAACCTGTAAACAGAAAAAATGGAGATTTTTGGTTTCATTCATCAAAGAAAAACATAAGGTTACATATAATAGATACGCTAATAGATATATATAACGGAAATGATCATCCCGATATAGTCGAGAGGGTAGCCAGAAAGATTAGGTCAATATTTTAACTTATTTACATATGTATATAAATTTTGAACAGATGATGACATCAGGATTAACGATGTCTGATGTCGGGTATCTTTTGATGATCCGGCAGAAAGAGGAGATGGCTAGCGTCATTCCAAAGGAGAAAATAGATAGTTATAAAGCATCTGGTTATATCGAGCTTCAGAAGAATGGGAAGTGGAAGATAACGCCAAGGGGAGGGTCGCTGCTGATGCTGATAGAGACACCCGGTCTGACACCGGAGGTCGAGGGGATCCGGGACCGTATCGTTGGGGTATATAACGATATGGGGAAGGATACAGGGGCTATTAAGGAGGTAGAGAAAAGGCTCGTATGGTTCGTGGCTAATACCAACTTCAAGGAAGAACCTATAGTAAGAGCCGTAATATCCCACATAGATCTTAAACGTGAGTATACGATGAGATTGGATAACTTGATCTGGAAACCATCAAATGTGTATAGCGTGCATATGAGTTTATCGGAATCAACGTTATTCGATACGATCATAAAAATGTATGGCATGACGTCTGACTTGTATCTTAGGGAGAACAAGAACAAGGAACTGGCATGGTTGTTCGCCATAAGCCGGCTCCCGGATCCTCCCAAGAAAATGGATAAGGAATACGCTATCACAGGCGATGTTAAGATGGATATCGAAAGGATATCGGATATAAAAAAAGAATTAGGCAGAAGATTAAAAATGTCAATTTAAGTTATGAAAAAGAATGAATTATCAAGAATAATAAAAGAAGCGATATTTGAAAAGATGGGTGAATTTAATGGTCTTAATCACGCCGCTCAGATAATGAACGAGGATTATCTGGATACAGACATGGCTATGGATTCCCTTGATTTTGTAGAAGTCATAATGGAAGTGGAAAAGAAAACGGGTAATTGTATCCCCGATGAGGCACTTGGCGTCAAGCCTTATCACGAATTGACGGTAGGAGAGCTTATAAATATGTTGGGTGATTATTTAGAGGATTATGAAAAGAGATGAAATATTGAAGATAGCGAGGAAAGAGATATTCGAGAAAATGCATGAGTTCAATTACATTAATAATATAGAGGTAATTGACGATGTAAGAGAAGATAGTAATTTGTCATCTGATCTAGCTATGGATCCATTTGATTTATTAGAGGTATTGATGGGGATTGAAGAAAAGATGGATATAAGGATACCGGATGATGATGTCTTTGGCGATAAATCTGTCGATGAACTAACTGTAGGGATTTTTGTGGATATGTTGTACGATTGGCTTGAGAGTAAGTAATGGACTTCGGATATGATGATTGGAAAGAGGAGTTAGAGACCCCTCTTGTCGATGATTGCGATGACGATTACAACGAGGAGGACGAGTATGATTTCGGCTAAAGAACTAAGGATAGGGGATCTTGTAAAAGACAAGGCTGGCAATATATGGAGAGTAGGGTGCGTTACTGGTATGCGTAATGAAAGTAAGTCATTGATCCTTGAATGTGAGGTTGATGATGGGATAATGAAATGGTATTCCGGGGAAGATGATGTCATACCTATTGAGATAGATGATAATATACTTGATACTATCTATTTCAAGCGTGATAAGGGGCGGGATGTATATCGAGGCTATGGAATATCTATAGAGATTTTTAATGATGGGTATTATCTTGGGCTTAGGGATCTGGAAGACGATCTAAGCGATCCTATTCAGATTAAGAATCTTCACCATCTACAAAACCTGTTAATGGACTTATACGGACATGACATAAAAATAGATAAGCTTTATGGTAATACCGGAGAATAACTTATTATGTAAGGTTATAAACGGAGAGAAGGTTCTCGCCGCCTCTTACTCGCAGATAGACACGTTCATCCAGTGCCCATATAAATGGTATAAGACTTACGTGGAGGGTCACAGATCCACGGAAAAGCACGAAGCTACGTCATATGGTACGGTTATCCACCAGACAATGGAGTATTTCTTCAAGAACGGATGCAGACCTTCTTATGAGGATATGAGTAAGGCTTTCAATTACTACGCCGATATAGAACAGATCCCTTTTGATAGCGTAAAATCCCAGATCGAGTCTATGCAACATGCGGCTAGGCTAATAAGATGGATTGTGGGGTTGTTTGAGAAGGATGCTGCTGGCAATTATAAGAAGGCATGGTCTGATCTTACGCCAATGGAGAAGGTGGTCCGGGGGTCGAGACCGGCCGGCGTGGAGGAGAGCTTCGTCCTGCCCTATAAGCTACCCAAGCCACTTACCTTGGATGGCGTGACGTACGATAAGGTACATATCATAGGATCGGTGGACTGGCGTGGAGAGTATAAGACAAAGGACAGGATAGCCATGTATACGATAGACTGGAAGTCCGGGAGAAAGTTATTCGATGAAGACAAGCTGCTTCATAATCTCCAGCATCCGATATACGCCTTCTACATACTGAGAAAGTACAAGGTATTGCCGGATATGTGCAGCTATTTCTTTACCCGCATGCTGGACAATCAGAACGTGAAGGTAGATAAGGAGAAAGTAGAGAGATCTGTCAAGGAACTTAACGATATTCTCCTTGACATGTATGATTTCGAGACAAATAAAATAGATAGCTATCAAGCTCACGTTTGGGACGATGCCAAACAAGGGTATAAGTACGAGAAGCGCTACCTCATGGGACGCCAGCCGGCCTGCCTTGAACCCCGCCCCAAGCCCTTGTGTTTTTGGTGCGATTTCTCAATCCACAAACAAAACACATGTAGGTATTCATCGGATTGGGATGAGTCAAAAAGAAAGAATAAAAAAGATTAACTTTATTAAAAAGCCTAGGTAAATATCTAGGCTTTAATTATATTTGTGCCAATAAATAAACGATTATGGATAAAAACGAAAGAGAAAAACAGGTATTGGATCTTCTGATGTCTAGAAAGGATATTAGGAAATTGGTAGAGAAATCAAATGAATGTTATTCTAAAATGGATTTCGTTGGTGCCATGAAATGCCGGCAGGAGATAAAGGATATCGTAGACCGGGAATCGAAGATCATGTTGACAAAAAGCGAGTCTTTGGTGAGTTTGATGAATAACGCTGATAATGAATATAAATTCAATATGCTGGTATGGCTACATTCCATGATGTGTATGGCGGATGTATTTAACGGGATATTGGAGGATTTCAAGGATGGGGTAAGAAAAGCCAATGGCAACTCCAAGTTCGTTAAGTTCGATAATCTGGATCGGTTAATGACAGAATGTAAGAAGGAGATTGATTACCTGATGAAAGGCACAAGTAAATCGTTCCAGATATCCTTCGCCGTAAGGAGCGATGAAATGAGAGAGATGATAGAGAATATGGTAGGGGATAATATCCGTGAGGGGTATGACGTGTTCAGTAAGGAGGCAGAGATGGTTAATGAGACGGATAGGGACAAGATCGAGGAGTTTAACAAAAGTCTGGCTCATGAATAAACACATATCAAGATGGCATATGAATTAAGATCATATCAAGAGGAATGCGTTAAAAGCATTTCAAGTTATATAAATTCCGATAGGAATGATCCGGTATTGGTTATAGGCCCAGTAGGTTGCGGGAAATCCTTGTTGATAGCGGAAGCGGCCAGATTGATGGGAGATAAGACACTGGTCTTACAACCATCAAAAGAATTGCTACAGCAGAATTATGATAAGCTTACATCATATGGCATACCGGCTACCATCTACTCCGCCTCCTGTGGCAAGAAAGAACTATCTAACATGATATACGCCACATTAGGATCTGTCAAGAAAGTTATTGGTCAGCTTAATGAGATGGGGATCAGGAACGTATTGATAGATGAGGCTCATGCCGGGTATAGCCCGGAGGATGGTAGCGAGTTTATGACATTTATGAATGAATTGAAACCGAAAAAGGTGATAGGATTTACGGCTACTCCATGCAGACTTAAGTCTATGTCAATAGGACAAGTATCATACTCTCAACTTAACTTCATAACCAGAATGAGACCGGTGTATTTCAAGAACCTGATCCATGTCATACAGGTGGAGGAGATGATAAGACAAGGATTCTGGACACCTCTTAAGTACGAGACATGGGATTTCAATGGAGATGCCCTTAAACTTAATTCTAACGGCTCCGAATATACGGCTGAGTCTATTAGTGAGGCGGTGAGAAAAAATGGCTTAAACAACCTTATTTTACGTCGGTTGATGGTATTAAAAGACGTATGCAGATCTATACTGGTGTTTATGGATTCTGTTGAGAGCTGCAATACCGCCGCCGAATGGATGAACGCAAAGATATGCGCTGGCATGGCGGAAGTGGTTCACGGAGGCACGCCAAAGAAACAGCGGGAGGCTATAGTCGAGGGGTTCAAGTCAGGTGGGACGAGGGTAGTGTTCAACTATTCCGCCCTCGGAACCGGATTCGATCACCCAGGACTGGACTGCGTGATAGTAGGAAGACCGACATTTTCGTTCTCTTCGTTTTATCAGTGGCTTGGCAGGGCGGTCAGGATAAAGGACGGTAAAGGCAGCGCATTAGTCGTTGATTGTTGCAACAACTCGTCAAGGTTCGGCGATATAAGGAAACTTAGTATAGAGAACTACAAAGGATATGGATGGGGGATGTTTATCGGCGATAGACTAATTACCAATATCCCGATGGGAGATAAGGTAACGAAAACGGATCTGGATATCAAAGCCGCCAAGAAAGACCGAAGGAGGGGGCTGGCGCAGGGCATTACCGCCTCCCCTGTACCCGGGAGGCCGGATCATCCCCTTGGCTCTACGGTAATAACATTCGGGAAATATTGTGGGTGGATGTTGCATTCGATCCCAGTATCGTACCTCAAATTCATAAACGAGACATTTGACTGGGATAATGATAGGAACAAGGATATAAAAGAATACATAGATTTTTTAATCAAAAACAACAGATTATGACAGGATGTATATATCATGAGGCTGATCTTGACGGAGTAATGTCAGCGGCTATAGTAAAAAAGTATCTCAAAGGGGACATTGATCTTCTTCCTTACAATTACGGCAAGGAAATACCTGACGTGAATAAATATGATAAGGTGTTTGTAGTTGACGTGTCATTTGGAAACAGAACAAGATTCCTTTTCGATGAGTGGAAAGAGAAAGGTATAGATGTCGTATGGATAGACCATCATAAGACCGCCATAGACGATATGAGGGATTACGAGGTAAAGGGAAAGAGGCGTATCGGGGCGGCGGCCTGTGAGCTTACGTGGGAATATCTTTTCGATGACATCAAAACTCCTAATGTGGTAGAATTATTGAGTGCTTATGATGTATGGGATCACGACCGGTTCGAGTGGAGTGATGTCATGGCGTTCCAGTACGGGATGAGGGGATATTGCGGTCTTGATGTAAACATTGTTAAGGATGTACTAGATAAAGCCGATAACAACTTAGTGAATGATATGATAAATAACGGGGAGGCTATAATAGAGTATATAGTAGAGAAAAACAGAGGGGAGATGAATATGTTCTCATTCGAGGCAGATATATTTGGATACAAGGCGATATGTATGAATACTACGGAGTTTAACTCCACCACATTCGAGTCCATGTACGATCCTAGAAAACATGATTTGATGATGCCATTTTGCTGGAACGGCAGATTCTTCAGATGCTCGTTCTATACCACCAAGGAGGAGGTGGATGTCTCGGCGCTGGCACGCAAGGTCAACCCCGGCGGCGGCGGTCATAAGGCGGCGGCAGGCTTCCAGCTTAGCGCAGAGGATATGATGGAGTTCCTAAAGACAAAGAAAATGTGATATGATATGGGTCTTGCTTAGTATGGCAGTGATTATGTTATCCATAGCTGTAATGGTGAAAGGTTGGGATGATTTACATGAAGGTATGTTCCACGGAGGATTAATTATGATAGCTATAGGAATAATATCAATATCTGCATCAATATTTTATATGAATGAAGGAAATATTAAAAATATGGAGAATATGAAAAACGTATATAAGTTCAAAAAACTTAGCAAAATGAAGCTAGACGATTACGGCTTCGGTTTATTCGAGTACAATGGCGTTCTTTATTTCAAGGAGGCAGATGAAGGGAGATGCTTTGATGTAAGGAGCGGGAATGAGGCTATTATCGGAAAAGATAAGATTATAATGACCTTGGAGGATTGATTATGAGAAAGCTTGACGACACCAATAGGACAAGAAAGAGAAGCGTGCGGCACTCGTGGGTAAAAGCAGGTCCGGGGATCCAACGCTGCGCTATTTGTGGGATCACGAAGCGAAGTGAGTATATAGACGGGAAGACCGTTCATTGCGTGCATCTATCATCTGGTGAGCTTTACTCTATGACAGGTGAGACGCCAGAATGCAGGGATCTTAGTGAATTTTATTAATCTAAATTACGAAAATATGACATGGTATAATACTTACGAGGAGATAAAAGCCAAATATCCGGATACTGTTTTTGAGGAATATTGGTTGGTAGAAGAAGATGTCGCTAAATTAATGGGGCATGAACCTATTATAAAAGGATGGACTATAATCAAAAATGATCCTAATATAGATAGCAACATTATATCTAGTAACAAATCAAATATCAATGCTATTGAAGCCGATAAAAATGAGGGCGATGAGCGCAATATATTGTTGCATATTGGGATATTATCCCCATTTAATGATGATCCAGTAATAATAATAAAACAAAAAGGAGTTTAAAATGAAGGAGGAATTTTATAAGTATCAAAAGGTGGTCTATGATGGCGATGTGTTTGAGGTAGTTGAGACCGCTGATAAAAGTGGAAGAATGAGAATCAGACTATGGTCGGATGAAGTAGATGAGATTATTTGGGTTGATGAGGAGATGGTCGTATCATTAGGTAGAGCTATTAAGTTAAAACTTATTAATGAGGAAAAGGTAGACAATGTAAACGCTTACGATCTTTCCCGTTTCAATAATATTAATAGTGCATCCATCATTAAAGCCCACCAAGAGGAGGTAGCCAAGGCATGTAAGACTGCCGTAGGGAAAGACGGTAGCGGGAAGGACGACCGGGCCGACGGTAAACTCCGGTGGGATCTCCTTCCTTTGGCTGAGATAGAGGACATCGTGAGGGTATATACGGAAGGTGCCAAGAAGTACGCTGATAACTCATGGCAGGATATACCTGATGGGTTCAATCGTTATCTAGGTGCACTCATGAGACACTTGGTCGCTTATACGAAAGGGGAGAGATATGATAAGGAGGGATTCATGCATCTATCTGCGGTATGTTGGAACGCTATAGCGTTATTACATTATGATAAACATAACAAAGGATTAATAGAATGGAAGAGTCAGGAGAAAGAGTAGTAGATGAGGGATTAAGAGCTATCGACAAAAGAACAGGTAGGTACGTTAATGTAATCAAGCGCACTATTGATGATAGCCTATTCCCGATAGTTAAGTATCTCAGTTACAGTTATAATGAATTAAATTATGATTATGTAAAGAATCTGAATTTTGATGTAGACGTAAATTGGGAGCAGCGTAGATATCAGATTGTCAAGGATTTATTATCTAACAATTTCGACGGGAGAAAGATGAGTATAGATGAGGTAGATAATGCTATATTTACCGCTGATTTGATTATTAACAGATTAACAACTATTTGAGATGGTAAGAATTGATTTTTTCACGAAGAAAGACGCTGAGTACAGCGACTACATGCGGTATATTATCGCCAACACATTGCAGGAGTATGAGGGTGAGGTCACGTTAAACCAGATCCCGGAGAACAAAGCCACGGAGGAGGAGATATCCAAGTACGGTATAGAGGTATATCCTACTATCATCGTCAGCGGAGATAACATGGATGGCTTTAATAAACTTGAGGGGATGGCTAGAAAGGCTGATCTTATTAACGTCATGTCATTATACGATAAGAAATAGGCTTATGACGATAAGGGATAAATATTTTGGCTGGAAGGATATATTCTTTAGCAGATTCGTGCATTGTTGTAATGAAAAAAGTGACCAACCGCAAGGGAGTAATATACCTCTAGCCAAAATAAACTTCGATAACAAGACAGGATATGTGGAGGACGGGACTATTAATATAGCCGAGCTTCTTCAATATCTTTGGATAAATAATAAGGTCTATGGGTGTGAATATGCACCCATAGATATATCCTCTGTCTTGCAAACATTGATTAGATTGACCGAGAACGCTAAGTTTATATTTGACGACCAACCCGGCATACATGATATGATCCCATATAGAGGGTTTTTTCTTAGAGATGATTTTTTACCCGGGAAAGATTATTCACTTGATTTGGATAAAATAGTGAGCGGGATGGGAGGATGGTATGGGGAGGATGAGGATCCATGTTACTCGATGTTCGTCAGTCAAGATCAGATATGGAACTTGAACCCGATATTGAAGGTATTAGCTGATGAGGGATCTATTCTAGCCAAGGAGCTTGGGTATGATATGAACTCATATGTCAGCGATAATGGATACACGATATACAACCCCTACCTCTCGTGGATTAATCATTACTATCATTATTGCCCGACATTTAATGAGGATAAGCTGAAACCTTGGGATAGGGTGGAAGACAGAAAGAATAAATTCAAGATGACGGATAAGGTTAAGAGAGGCGCCAATAATTGGTATTATTCAGGCGGGACTATATCTTGTGTGGATAATTTCTTGGGGAAAGAATACAGGAAGAATCTCCGAACCTTCATATATCGTGGAATAGTATTCTTTTTAGATCGGATATGGCATACACCATTGTTTGAGAAGATGGGCGTGAAAATGAAATACAACGCTTATTATTGTTATGCCGCTACTTCCGGGATATGGTATGATAAGGGATTCAAGGAAAGACTAGCCAAGAGGTTTAACAAGTCGCTGGGCGGCGACGGGGAACTGTTCGGGGCTAACCTAGCCTGCATGGTATGTGACCGTAAGGATATCGATTGGGAGTCGCTTCGTCTTTGGCTTGACAAATACGATGATCCTACTGATAAGGGCATGGTGAATAGCCCTATTCAATTTATGTATTTATATTTATATTACACTTTTAACAAATAACTTGAAATGAAGAAGATAAATAACTGGATTATAAGAACATTTGGGTTGAAATGGAGCGATCATTAAACGTAAGGCTACTACAGGGACATACAAAATAGCTATTGATGATGACAAGAATAGGTTACTTGTAGCCACATGGGATCATCTAGATCAAAGTCCTGTATGGGAAAGGTGCCCGCATAGTTTATTAGATGAAGATGCGGTTGATTATTTTGTCACAGCTCATAAGGAATTATCATATGGAGGCATAAAGATCAGGATGAAAGATGAATTTAATTGTAACGATAAAATATCGAAAGTATGAAAAAGATTACTGATAAAGACGTAGAGCGCCTTAAAGCCGGGAAGAAGATAACAAAAGGATTTATCCATATGCAATTAGATGATAAGGGAAGATTGAACTTGTGGAGTGATATCAACATAACTGACAATTATAGAAGTCTTAAGATAGACGCTAACAAATTGTTTGATCATGGGATTCTTTCAGAGGGATATGATAAATTGAGAGTTATAAATATAGGACAACAGGGACGAAGGTAATGAAAGTGCATATTATTAATCATCGCTGCGGTGACGATGAAATAGAAGTTAAAAATGGCATACGAGTTTTTGATTGGGTTGGGAATGAGTTTATTATCAATCTAAATAATTTTGGGGAACTGGAAATAAATGGATTGAATGAAGGTTTATGCATTATACCTCAATACGGGAACCAAATTGTCATAAAGAAACAGATTTAAAGCAACGCATGGCGCTATGGACTGGGAATTTAAGATTGAAAACATTGAATCATAATTTAATTTAATAGACATGGAGACTAAAATATGCAAGAAATGTGGTAAAGAATTACCAGTGGATAAATTCTATAAGAACAAATCACAAAAGGATGGGTTTGGATACTACTGTAAGGATTGTGTAAATGCCTACAAATCGTCCAAAAAAGCCAATGCAGATGGGGGGGGGTAAATTAACGAAAGTGTTTACCAATCCAGATCTAGCCAAATTCAAACCTAGAGAACTTATCGAAGAACTAAAAGCTAGAGGTTACAAAGGCACGCTCACCTATGAGCAGGTAATAACATTATAATATAATTTAAAAGATGGCAAAGAAACAGTTAAAGATCCCGTTTAAAGACGGGAGACCATGTAAATGGGTTAAGGATGTTCATGATGAGGAACGCGATAATTATGAGTTCGAGGAATGTCTTGAGATACACGGATTCGTTCGTGGATGCTCTTCGGCTGTAATGATATTAAGACCGGCAAATGATCATGGAAAGGATTTCAATTATGTCAACAGTATCTATTATCAAGTGTTCTTGACGGATAGCAAGGAGATAATACAAAATATGATGCATGGGATCATATACGGGAAATGGACTTTTGTTAAGAGGGGAGAAAATTTTGGTATAAAATTGGTTAAGGTCTTACCTAAGATACATAAAATATCCCTTGATATGATCGCAAAGGATATTTTTAGGTCTGAGAATAAATGAACAATATGAAAGTATTATCATTATTTGATGGGATATCATGTGGATATCTAGCATTACAAAGAGCCGGTATACCTATAGAGACTTACTACGCCTCGGAGATAGACAAGACATGTATAAAGGTAAGTCAAAAACATTTTCCTAATATTATCCGGTTAGGAGATGTCAATAACTGGAGAACGTGGAATATTCCATGGAAAGACATAGATCTGGTCATGGGAGGGTTCTGTTGCCAGAGCTTCTCTAGCTCAGGTAAGGGTAAAGGATTCATGGACGCTCGTGGAAGGCTTTTCTTTTGCTTCTCGGACATCGTAAAGCATTTAAGGAAGGAGACCAAAGGTAAGGTCCTGTTCTTGGGTGAGAACGTCCGGATGCGGGATGAGCACCGCTGGGTGATTACCGAGGAGCTTGGCGTGGAGCCGGTGGAGATCGATAGTGCCTTGGTCTCGGCACAGACCCGGCATCGCCTTTATTGGTGCAATTGGCCGGTAGAAATGCCGAAAGACAAGCATATATCATTGGATGATATTCTAGAGCATGACAAGGGTTGGAATCCGGGAGCCATAAGAGGGAGATATATAGGGACCATTGTCGGTAGAAGGATAGGAGAGGACGGGTATCGAAAGGATTGTGGCAAGGACATAAAAATAACGCAATGTCTGGAGATAAGAAAAGATAAGAATACCACTCCCATCAAGAAAAGTAATTGCCTGACAACAGTCATGAAAGATAACGTGATCTCATCACTACCTCCCGGAAGATATCCTAACGCCTTTGACATGAAAGACAAATTCAGATACCTGACCCCGGTGGAGATGTGTAGGCTACAGACATTGCCGGATGATTACCTTGACGGGATAGCCCCAAATACGGCCATGTCTTTAGCGGGTAACGGATGGACAGTGGATGTGATAGCCCATTTGCTAAGAAGCATCGAACGTAAGCAGATAAATGATATTGTAAAGGAATTTCGCAAAATTACTGATGAGCTTATGTTCGGGTCATTAGAAACGGATATAATGTGACATGTGAAGGTAAACACGAGCAAAATGAGACCATACGGAAGAATCAAGACAGTTAAGGGATCTTTATGGAAAAAGGATATACATCCACCGAAAGGGCACAAGAATTGGTGGGATGACATATGCGATCCTGTACCTAGAAGTACTATGAAGCTTAAATTTAAAACAGAGTTAAGAGATGATTATAAACAAGAAATGGTCAATGCCGAACAGCGAGACATTCAGCATAAAACCGATAAGGGAACTTATAGATAAATATCGAGAAGAGGGGATGGTTATAGTGGATCCATTCGCCAGAAACAGCGATATAGGGACGATCACCAACGATCTTGACCCTGAGACTAAGGCTATGTATCATAAGGACGCCACGGACTTCCTGCGTGGTCTTAGCGATAATATAGCTGATATGGTGTTGTATGATCCACCATATTCCCCGAGACAGGTATCCGAGTCATATAAAAAGCTTGGAGGTACTGTTGATATGCAAACAACACAATCTAGTTATTGGGCTAAGCAGAAGAAGGAGATAGCTAGGATCACCAAGAAAGGAGGGGTGGTCATTACCTGCGCGTGGAACTCCGGCGGTATAGGGATCGGGCTTGGCTTCGAGCAGCAGGAGATTCTTCTTGTGGCTCATGGGGGATGGCATAATGATACGATAGTTACAGTAGAAAGGAAAATGAAATTATGAAGGAACGGATTTTTACCACAAAAGAACAGGGAAGAGTGCTGGTCGAGGCCGGCCTCCCTATCTCTACCGCCAGCGGCTTCAGAGACAAGTATCTGGATCAATTACATTCTATGGAGGATAACGCTGGTCGTATAGGGCTGATAGAGGCCGTTACCCCTGATGTATCCAATCCTGTTTGGGATGTAGGGACGTTACTGAATTTACTCCCATATGAGATAGAGGGTTGTACATTAGAATGTTATAAGCTAAAACATGCATGGTCTGTAGCGTATAGAGACATAGACGAGATCCCTATATATTGGAGTAGCGAGAGACTTCTTATAGATACATTATTTTCACTGATAACAACATTATTAAAAAATGGATTATATGAGTATAAAACAAACAGCAAGAATAAGGTACAAAACGGAGGATAATCCTCCTATGGAAGGTGTTCCTCTTATAGGATACAGCAAAAAATACGACTGTTGGGTAGCGTTAGTATACAGAAAAGGGGATAACTATTACACCAATATGGAGTGCGATGTTGAATATAAGACATCTCCTCCAGATGAATACGAATACGTATATCCGTGAGAACTAGAAGGGATATATTTATATTTAAGCATGATTAATATTATTTTAATATTATTCATGCTTTTATTTTTGTTTAAATCCTATCTTTGTATCAGTATTAAAAACCAGATTGTTATGAACAAATTGATCTTGAACGATATCCAAGACCTGTGGAGGTGGAGGGAGAAGATAAACATTGATGACCTCAAAGAGGATCCTATAGCTGAGGATATGCCGTTATATTTCCCTTGCGCCGTCGTATGGCATGAGGAACATGATGATTATATATGCTATGGATTTGTTTATATAGCAGAAATATTAGGGATATGAACATTAAAAAACAGATAATTCTTGACGATAAAGACTATGAGCGATTAGTGCACGATGCAAATCTCAGTAATGATGAGATAAAAAGCAGGATCGCAAACGCTCTAACCACCGATATGGTATTTAGTTTCGATTTTGATGTAAACAAAAAAGTTACGGGGAATATGAGGATCGAAAGTGCTACCCATAATCTAGGATATAACGAATATGATAATATCGTAAGGGCTAGAGACGAGAATATTCACTATGCTGTCTATACAGCTATATATGATTATCTTGAGAAGATAAAGAGAGATAATAATGAGCTAAGTGCAAAAGATTGGATATTATTCACATCTATAATCTTATTTGTTTTTATGATGGGATTTATAGGTGGATGGTTGGCATTTAATTGATTAAACAATGGATAATTTAAAAAACATACAAGATATAACCGGTCTTACGTCAGAAGCTATATTCAATATACGTAAACCTGTTGATTATATGTGTAGTGATATAGACAGTCATATAAAAGATATCGAGACACAATGTGATTATATTATGGATGGGAACGAGGAGGATGTTAAATACTATTCAAAATCAATCAAATCAGACGTAGATTCTTATTTCGAGGATATACGGTCAAAGGTCGAGAATCTCCGTGATTGGGGAGAGCAGTGGAAAGTACTGGCTAAAGACCTATTTGATGAGTTGATGAAAGTAAATAACGATAAGACCATAAACGACTATCTGTCTTATGAGGCATTGAATAAGATTAAGGAACATTTAAAATAAAACTATAAACATGAATAAAAGAAAAACAAAAAAAAGACTCCATTTAAATAATAAAGAATTTCAAGTCTTATTTCGTTCAGGCAAGAAATACTTTAGATATGCGATAAATAATCTATGTCTTGCTTTTGGATGTTCTTCATTAGAATATTGGATATACTTCTTTGAAGGTAAAAGAGTTGATGGGAGTATATATTATAAAAGCATTTCACGACTAGTTCTTAGATAATGATAAATTAACAAAATAAATAGACATGAGCAAATTACTATTTTTTGATTTAGAGACAACCGGGGTTAAGTTCTGGAGAAACGGGATACACCAAATAGGAGGGATCGTGGATATCGACGGGCAGGAGGCCGAGAGGTTTGACATCCGCCTAGCCCCGAACCCTGCCGCCACGATAGAGCAAGAGGCACTGGACGTGGCTGGCGTTACCTTGGAGCAGATACAGTCGTATCAACCTATGGAAGAAGGGTACAGGCAGTTAGTTGGTATATTATCCAAATACGTGGATAAGTTCGACAAGAGGGATAAAATGTATTTAGTGGGGTATAACAACGCCGGATTCGATAACAACTTCCTACGGGCTTTATTCCAGCAATGTGGGGATAAGTATTTCAGATCATGGTTTTATCCTAATTGCATGGATGTGTATGTTATGGTAACACCGTTCCTGATGGGTGTAAGAAACGATATGGAGAACTTTAAGTTGATGACCGTAGCCAGAACTATGGGTATTGAGATCGACGAGAATAAGCTTCATGACGCTACTTACGATATTGAGCTGACTAGGGATATTTTCTATCGTATAATTGGCAAAATGGACATTAAGCTATGAGGGACATTTTAGAGGCGATGCATGATTATCCGGATGAGGCGCTTGGGTTGTGTTTCTTTTTGATAGTGGTTGTCTGGTTATTGTCAGGTATATTTGAGAAAAAAAATGAATGATAAACTCGATGAGATACTGGATCTCCTAAGATCTCAAAATGAGATGATTAAGGATATCCACGATTATGTGAAAGAAGTTACCAGCGAGAAGTATATAGGAGAATCCAGAATGACAAGCTTCTCTATTAACTTGGCCGCTGATATACTTACCGAGGCTATCAGTCCTAAGATAAAGGGGATGATGGTGGATCTATTGAAGAAACAAGGATGGAAAACTGAATGAAATATGAGGACTTACGAGAGAAAAGTAAATCAATTAAAGGATTTGATAATAAGGAAATACAAATCGGCTTACGATAAGTCTAAGGAAATGGATATAGATATAAGCTCGATGACATATCTTCCAGAACCGGACGTATTCAATGTTATGTATACTGAGCATATGTCCGTTATTCTTGATCGGGTTAATAAGATCATAGATGATAACAAGGATAAGCTCAAGAATCCAACTTGCGCTACTTGCGTACATCTACATGACTATGAGTGGGCGAAAAGATACGGGAAAGTATGTTGCTCCGTTTGGCAAGTGTGCGACCATTATATAAACCCTAATAGAAAATATAATAGGGAGCAAAAGACTTATGCGAGACGGCCAAGCAACAAGGCTTGTCCTAATTATGAGTATGGTGATGATAATTTTGAAAACAGAAGAAGATGTATAAAAGAAAAGAATACCCAATAAAGAGCTATGTGCCGATGCGCACCAACAAGGATAGGACGTGTATCTGCTGTGGCGATACGATCCCAGCCGGCAGCAGTAGGATGATACCTAGACACGCTAAGGCAAATCACGGTCTATGTTTCCCATGCTTCAGGAAATGGAGAGATACCGGAGGAGATCTTAAGCTTATGAACAACCCAGGAGATGCGAAGAAAGAATATGTCATACATATGTCTAATATCCTGAAAGGGAATTGTGATATAATAAAAGGTCGAAAGCTTTACGTGGCTTTTAAAAAGGCGATAAACGGCGGAAAGAAGATCGTTATCAAATTTGACACTGATCAACCGATATCTATGTCAACAAGAGTCATGAATCCTTCATTCGGGGAGATCATGGACGAGTACGGTAAGGATATATTCCAAGGGAAACTTAAACTAACAGATGTTCCAAAAGGAGTTAAAGACTTGATAGTTAACTATATAGAAAAATATCGTAAATTATGAATATAAAAACATTTATATACATGATCCTGACATTCAGGAGAGTAGATCCTATACCTAGGAATATAGGTCTTATGTTAAGTACAACGTTCTGGATATCTATAGTATGGATAATATCCAACTTTACTATATTGATAATGAGATTAATAAAATAGACAAGATGAAACAAGGAGACGTGATATACAAGAATGGTGTGGAGCTGCTTGTAGTATTAAGCTACGACCATAATGAGCCATGTAAGGGTTGCTTCTTCTACGAGGATAAGGCGTGCGTATCAGAAAGACTGATAAAATGCTGGGATTGCAAAAAGGAATATATATTCACGGCTATACGTAAATATAATACGACTGAACTGTGCGGAATAGTAAAAAGATATGAGGAGACGTATAAGATAATACTTAAAACAATCAAGAAGATTGAGAAAGAATGTCAAAAATATGTTATCTGGGATACTGTGCATGTGATGTTGAAAGATGATGGAGAGCTTATTATAAAAGCCTTATCCAAGGATAAGTCCGTGCTTTTAAATGATTTCATTATATACATCAACAATAATGGGAGTATAGACGAAGAGGACTATGATCTATTATTAACTAAATAATTGATAGTACAAATGGACAAATCAAACAAAATAGAGAATCTAGCAAACAAGTATGTTGAAAGGCATATAAGAGATAGACATCTAAGCGATGATACGATAAAAGAAATAAAAATAGCTTATATTATGATTATAAAAGATTTTATAGCTATTGTCGATAAATCTACATCAATGAATGAAGATGATATAATATACGTCGTTAACACCATATCATCAATATTATATGAACCTGTAGAAATCTCTAATACCGATAAAAAAATATTGGAGATAGGGATAGCGCTAGGCCTAAAGAGCGCCATATCATGTATATTTGGTTCATTATTAAAAGATGATTGCAATATAAAAGATGAGATAATTGATATATCTAAACATATAAAAGAAAAATTAATATCAGATAATCATGGATAATAAACAACTTTATAAAATAACGTTGACAAGGGAGCAGCTAATGCTGATATCCCAATGCGTGGAAGACATCAGTAGATTCGCCGCTGGCGACATGGACCTACAACATACGACAGATACGTTGATAAATGATATGGATGGAGCGGAAACGCTGGGGATAAGAAGCTTTATAGTCAATAACTCACGAGCGATAAGAAGAAGACTGTTCCCTGATCTTGGGGATTATGAGCATATAGGATATGATGGGGGTAGTAAGGATAAGATAAATAGGAAGAGACTTATCGGTAACACCTACCAGATATATAGGTCGATATTACATCAGTTGGCCATTGACGAGAACTGGAATAACGTGTATAGTAATATCACGTTGCCTTCAGGTGATATGGGAACAATTAAAGTGGAGAGGGTTGATGATGAACGGGAAAGTAAGGGCGTTTAACGGGGATATGGGTATGGCGATGTCCGTATTCAAGGATATGGTAGGGAAGGTAAGATTTGTTTTTGCCGACCCTCCTTATAAGATAACCCAGGCAAGATACGACAAGGAGGGATTTGATTATAAGGCGATGTGGGAGGTAATCCAAAAAATGCTGTGTCCGTACGGGGTGGTAGCCGTCACCTGTTCACTCACGGCGGCGGTCGAGATCATGAGGGTCGCCCCAGCGGGATGGTACCGGTACGACCTTGTTTGGCATAAGACTACCCCTACCGGTTTTCTTAACGCCAAGAAAGCTCCATTAAGAAATCATGAGTTGATACTTATCTTCTCACCTATGCCACTTGGGAAGCATACATATAATCCCCAAAAGACTTATGGTCATGTCAGGAAAGTATCCAAGGCCTCTAGTAAAGCAGGGTGCAAGAAAACGGAATTATACGGCAAGACCGGTCTCACTACATACGATAGCACGGAGAGATACCCGCTATCGGTCATGACGTTCAAGACAGACAGGCAAAAATCAGCCGTCCATCCCAACCAGAAGCCGGTGGAGTTATTAAGATACCTGATACGGGCATACACGAATCCGGGAGATACGGTAATGGATCCGGTAGCCGGGAGCGGAACGACAGGGATAGCGGCTTGCGAGGAGGGAAGGGACTCCCTGCTTGTGGAGATAGACCGTCAATTCTTTGATGAGATGATAAACAGATTTAATAACAATAACATTAAAATAGATAGGATATGAATAAGATTGAAGAACTGGAAAAACAGTTAAAAGAAGAAATGAGCAAGATACAAGTTGACCTAAAGGAGAAGTATAAATGGATTGTTGGAAAATATGCCAAATATAATGATTCTTTTATAACAAGAATAGATGATATACATCATATCCCTATGTTTTCTAAAAATGGCTATACGACTGATTTAAAACCAGATGATTTTATTTTCGTAAACGGCACTGTAGTTCGTTACTCTGTCAATAGTAATTGCTATTCTTTAGCAAAAGAAAGAATACAAGTGCAGATAAAAGACATAATAGATATGCCTGATGGAGAATTTGAGAATCTAGTAGAACGGTTGTTTAATGAAGCAAAAAAGAACTTACTATGAGCCTGTTTGTATGCGCTAAATGCGGTTGCGTTGATAATACCGCTACGTCTAGTTATTGGATGTTGACAAACGAGTATATGGTGGATAAATTCGACTATGCCAATGAACTACAGCCGTACAAGGGCATGGGGCTGTGCAGCGAATGCGGGAGGCTGGCTACCAGCCCAGACGGACGTGATGTCGTGGTGCCCGGTAAATGGCACGGGAAGTTCCTGAAGGAGAAAGCCACCGAAGAGCAGTTGAAACATGTAGGATATAAAAATCTAATAAGATGAATAAGATAAGAAAAGGAGAAGTTAAAATATATAAAGGGAAAGAATACATAGCTATCCCTGAGATAGAAGAAGAGAGTTGTACGGGATGTTGTTTTTACGACAAAGGGATTTGTTTAATAAATCATGCTGATGATCCTAATTGCCTTCATAGCGGCATGATCTGGGAACAAAAAGAAAATAGTATGAGCGATATCAAAGAAAAGGCTATCAAATTAGCCATAGATGCCATGAAGCCCATACCGATACACTCATCACCATGCTACAGCGTAAGTGATAACAGATCGCCGGAGGAAAAGCATGAGGAGGAAATGAGGTTTTGTAAGGATCTTAACGACCTTAGATGTGAGATGCTTATTGATATGGCTAAGAAAATAGAAGAGTATTTATTACAAGATATATAACAACCTTAAAAAATCATTATATGGACATTGAACTTTGCAAGAAAGAATTTTTCTTATTAGATGAAGAACTGGAAAGTTTTAAAGATTTTTTGAATGATCCTACAAAAAACATCTATCATTCTATTGATGGAGTAAAAATTGTCAAATCAGAAAATGGGGAACTTTGTGGAGTAGGTAGAATACCTCATCGTCTAAAAATCGTAAAATAAAAAAAATGACGTTATTATGGCTACTAAAAAACAGATATTAGAATCAGATGAATTACTTCAGCAAAAAAGAAAGGCTTATCATCTTTCAGATGAAGGATTCGAGGAATATAAAAAGTTCTTGTCAGATCCCGATCAAAAGAAATTTTGTTTCAAGGGATATTATTATGTAGAGGTAAAGGAGCAGGATGATAAAGAGCTATTAGGGGCAATGGGACGAGTAGTATATAAATAAGCTAAGGTAATTATATATCATTTAAATTTTGAATCATGAAAAAGTGTAAATTGTTAATAACAGATTTAGACGGGACACTGATTGAAACATTGTCAGGAGATACATTCCCTAAAGGTATATGGGATATGAAAATCAAACTCTACGTATTTGAGGCTATCAAAAATTACGCTCCTGATGATATACTAATCATATCAAATCAGGGAGGTATAGAAAAAGGCTTCGTAGACAAAGAGATGTTTGAATATAAATTCGATTATATATCAAGCGCATTGGAGGATTATACCAATATATCCGTATACAACTTTTATTGCGACAACAATGATAAAGATAACATCAATAGGAAACCAAATACGGGGATGATAGACCAGTATATGGATTATATCAAATTCATAAATGATAATGTAGATGAGGAAAATAAGATCATATACGATACTATCATGATGATCGGGGACGCTTCCGGAAAAGAAGGGCAGTTCTCCGACTCCGATAAGAAGACGGCGGAAAACTTCGGGTGTGAGTATATGGATGTGGATGATTTTGTGTATAAATATAATAACCGATAACGAAAATAAGAAGGATAGGATGATAATCGCCTATCCTTCTCTTATTATGTAAATCCATTTTTGGATTACATTAATTATCAATGGTATAACTATTTATTTATACTCATCTTTCTTTCCTTGTTATCAAACATTCCACGCAAAATGCAGTTATCGTATATACAATTGTTGATCTTCCCTCAGTAGGGTTTTTACCATTTTTGGTAAAAACTTTATAATCAATATCTTTAGTGAACCTATTATCGCCAGTAAGCGCTCTAATAGCCTTGCCTTTATCAGAATAATCGCAGTGAGGGGCATCATATCGTGAACCGACCATATTTCTCAAAAACGCTCCTTTTTTTTCTTGACAATTCTTCCAGTTTAACAAATCCCTTTAATGTTATCATAACAGTCACGGCCTTAGCCTCCCAATATTCATCACCAGGATCAGATCCATATGTAACTAATCCAGAATTACGAGCGGACTGATATGCCTCTATCCTACCTCTCTCATTCCTAAAAACATATTTTAATTCCTGTAATAACGGATACATGTTCTTAATCCCGATATAATAGCCAAATTGCTCAAAATATTTTGATGATTCACGGATAAGGACACCTTCTCTTGGAATAGACCTTTTAAACATATCAATTACCGGTTCATTCTCCTTTATCGTATCTATAGCCGTATTTAATTCGGCTTGGACAATCTTCTTTTCCTCCTCGACCTTGTTCTTGGCTTCTAGTGCCAACATAGCTTCCTTCTCGGCCTTCACCTTGGCCTCATACTCATCAGCCCATGCCCTTGCGGCTTCCGCTGGATTGGAAAAGTCGGGAATACGCAAATGACTTACTTGATCATTATTCGACTTTTCCAACTTCTTTAATTCTTTTTCTTTCTCGATAAAATACCTTCTAGCTTTCTTCCCTTTATCATTATTCTCTACCATACATAGCTCTTTGGCCATATCCATCAATAGCAGGTAATCAGTCTTTGCAACTACCTGAGTATCAGACTCACCAAAATGGGGGAGTCTGTCATTCAGTAAGTTACCTAAATAATCATATTTTATCAATACAAAGTCCTGATTTTCAATAAAACCGTATTTTGATATACGATCTTTTATCCATGATGTAAAATCTCTTCTTATTTGAAGAAACGCATGAAGAAGCCTGGCGTCTACAACCTTATGATTATTATTATCTACTACCGGTATTAATGTATTTAAATCCATTTCGTTGGATTCGGACGTCAAAATTCCATTACTATTGTTCGTGGAATCATGAAAAAGATCTACATTTGTATTCATAAAATAATTACCTATTCCCATCCGTCCGGGATGGATAGATGGGAATACAAAAATAGCCAATCAAATTGTCTTAAACAATTGACCGGCTATTTTTTTTTGTCATACCATATCAGTTATCTTCCCCTGTCAAAATACCAATTAGCGTCCTCTCCGGACTCGTCCTTATTCCTACCACCTAGAAAGAATCCCATCGTCATGCCGTTGGTCATCAACCAGTAGTCGGATGTCTGCTTAATATCCCTAGCCGTCTTGATATTATACCATTGCTTACCAAACGAGAACTTCATGAGCTGCCTCCATAGTTTGCTCTCGCCCTTATATACGCCGGTCTGGACAGTAGCGAACGGATCCCAGTTTCGAGGATCGGTGAGGTCGCCTAACTTCCGGGCGGTGACCAGCGGATCCTGTAGCATGTCTATGGCGTTAAGTTCCATGAACGGGGATGTCTGGGAGGCGATCTCATTGATCGTCCTGAACCCGATGTAGGTAATGAACTGCCCGAACCAGCTATCCTCATTATCCTCCCTATATCCCATCAATGCCCGTCCTATGGCCATCATCGTAGCGAATACCGCCATGTTGATAATCGATCTCTTGATATTGATCTGCTCGTAGGGGGTAAGCTTATCATACTCTTCCTTAAGCACGTCATATGCCTCTCCCATCCTGCCCTCGGACATCGATCCATAGACATTACCGGCCAGTCTCCATAACGTTCTCATATATCCTTCCTCAAACTGGTTGGTTTGGAAATTGAAACCGGCTTTCTTATACGCCCGCTGTACGGCCAATATAAACCATCCACGGTGAGGCAGCACCATATTAAGGATAGCGTTCCGGCTAGCCCCCACCCGGTTCTGCTCGTTCAAGGCGCCGTCACAGATCTGCACCATACTCCTTACCCTACTGGACAAGGTGGGTATATATCGGTCTATAATATCCTTGTTAGCCTCGTTCTTAGCCACGATCTTTCCGTCCTTGACATCTACCATGTTCCACATAGAATAATCCCTTAAACGCTCCCAATCGCGTTTAGCCTCGTTAGCGGACATATTCCTGTCCTTCATCATCATCTCCTTGAAATTGGAGTATGACCAGAACTGACCCTCGTATAGGCGGGTATCATCCATGACCGAGATAATGACCTGCGGATCCAACGGGGAGTTAAGAACCTCCATCATCTTAAACGGCAGGTCCCGGAATAAGGTTCTCCAGATCTTGTTGTACGCCGCCGATCGTACACGGTTGCGGACATTAAACACACCTAGGGCCTCTCCAACGACATATAGCTTGTTGGTACGGTTTATGTCCCCGATCTCAGACACGTACGTACTCAACTGCTTCTGGGCTTCCCCATAGGCGTATTTCATGGAATCCTTGCTTATATACTGCCCCACCATACCCTCCAAAAGGAAGTTGGCCTGCCCGGTAAGGGCGCCGGTAGCCGCGACGAACGGGGAGAAGCCCAAGTTGGATTTGGATACGAACTTAGTAAACATAAGAGCTAGCTTATTAAGGTCCACCTTATAGCTTCCTACGTTCCATTCTATACGTTTGTTATTTATCCTGACATCATAGATACTGGCGTTAACCCAATCTTGAAACATCCTATAGGCATGCGTTGCCTCTGGGTTCTTACCGCCGTCGTATTGTGTCTCCAGCATCATGTTCCTGTATCCCATGACATCATCCAAAGCCGCTCTCTTATGCTTGTAAGCGGCTGCTTGTAAGGATAACATGGAATAGGAGTACGCGAAATCATGAGATACGTCATCGGCATTCTCTAGCTTACTCAGATAGTACTTGGGGATCATGCGATATTTGTTATCGTTCTCATCAAGCTCTCCTAGGTCTTGCCCTTGACCGTGTATAGGGTCATCCACCCTCTCGCCAACAATATCACGCACGGCGTTGCCGATGGCCGCCTTCGGGTCAACCCCGGCCTGCACCATCCTCTCCACGCCGCCCTTGGATATTTGTGGTATCTGGTAGATGTTCCTGAACCGCTCGTCATAATCCTCCATAGCCTTACGGCTTATGTTAAGCAGCTCCTTCCTCATCTCCCACTTATCCTTATTGATCGTAGCTTCCTCCCCTTCGTTGGTAATACCGTATTTCTTGAAAAAAGCCTCGTTCTTGTACTTATCAAACCTAGGCGTATGATATCCATAGCCCAGATCGGGATTATAATTAGGATTACGGAAAGAACTCTCGGCATCGGCCTCTTCTAGCCACTGGTTATTGATCGATAAGTCAATCATATTAATATCGAACCCGAAACGGGATACGCTCTCTTCATTTGATATACCATTTTCCATGGCATCAAAGAACTCGGATACCTTATACGTACCGTTATTTATCTTTCTAACGAAATCAGAATATCCCTTGGGAGAGTATTTTCTCATATAAGGATATAGCCGAGTTCTGGCGTACTCGATAAGTATACTATTAGCCTTACCCATAGCTATATCATTAGCCAGCTTATCACTGAAATCAGGACCGTATTTCTTTCTTAAGAACAATGTCTCTATGAACGTCCATGACGGGTTCTTCCGGGACAGCTTGGCGGCCATCCTATCCACCTGACTCCGGGAGCGGGCGGACATATGCTCCTTGGCGAACTTAATCTCATCCATACCCTTGTCGTATGTCACGGCATCCCTTAACGCATTACGGTAGGAATCTGTAACGCCACTCTCCACCGTATCGGGCATATTCATCTCAATATCCTCAGCGGAAGCGGCGGCGTTAATAACACTCTTGGCCTCGGCCAGACGGTCGTATAGCTCGTTTATCTTCCTTAATGACGATGACCCACGAAGACGATCGAAATCATACTCGCCATATCTGGTACTGTCCCGGTACTGAATAAGCAAAGGTCTTAACTGATCGTTGATCTCATTTATTGTTGCCATCGCCTCCTCTACCTTCTCTATCCTTGATGATGATACAGATTGCTCCGTGATCTTATCAACCAGATTCTCGTAATAATCACCCTCCTCGGATCCCCACATATCCTTAGAGAAACCAAGATGACCGCCAGCCAGCAGGAACTCGAACGCCGCCTTACCGCCCTCTGACCGCTCTATCCCGCGAAGTATCTCCTTGAATTCCGCGGAAGCCTTACGACCCTCGTTGGTATTCCCGAACTCCTCGGCCCATGCCTCGTCCCATACCTTTATCTCCTCGGACATCATCAGAGCCTCTGATCCCTCTTCCTTTGGTGTCCCATCGGAATACCACTCGCTCTTAGCTATAGCCCTGTCACGTAAAATATCCAGATAAGATCTCCAAGCTATAGGATCGGATTGAAACGCCTTCCAATCGACCTTCCCGTTCCTCACGAACTTATCCATAGCCACATACCTGCTCCTGCGGATACGGGTCATGAAATCGGACGTGGCTTGCGATACCCTACGACCCAGTCTTTCCTCGACCTTCTTATTGACTTTCTCGATCTTATCGTAATAAGCCTGCACCATAGGCTTCTCACGATTCTCATCCAACCACCTATTTATCGCATCGAGATATCGTTGCTGATCCTCGAATGTCATGGCCGAGATATCAAAATTCTGGATACTTGGCTTGAATATATGATTGACCTCCTTTGTAATAGGTTTATCACCATCATACCCTACGATATCATCACGAGTCTTGACCTTAAGCCCCTTATCAGATAAAAACATGTCGATAAGCTGCTTCTCGGTCTTACCAGTAACCTTTTTAAGATCATATATATCAATAATAGCTTTCGCCTGCTCTGTCCGATACAGTAAATCGTATTTGGCGAAATCACGGGACGAATCAAGGTAATCAGAGTTCTTACCGTTTATCTTCTGTATAAGATCCTCATTATCCTTTATCCCCCATCCACGCTCTTTCATCATCTTCGTCATCTTATTGATATTAGCCACGCCCTCAACATGAGCGTCGTTATAAGCCTTGGCAAGACGTTGCCCTAACATGCCTAAGATAGCGTTCCCGCTATGTTCTAACGTCCCGAAAAACCGGGACATGACATTGATATCCTTATGGATGTTATTTATCAACTTCTTTATCCCATTCCAATATCTTTCCGGGATATTAAACATCCGAAGCTGTCCATCCAGCCAGTCCTCATTACGATCACTTCGAAGGGCGTTTATATCGGACATGGATGTCTCAGCCATACGTAATATATCATCCATATCCTCTACCATACCAACCTTGTTGTTGCCATAATAATCCGACGCCTGATTATTGACGAATCCACGAAGATTCCTGATTAACGGTACTATCTCCCCATATACGTTATCGATAACCTGTATCGTCTCATAATCCAATCCCTTGTCGCTCTTACGCAAGCTACTGGCAACCGTAACCAAATACTCCACCTCGGCCTTGGCGGTCGCTATGACACTCTTGGTGGATAACAGGTTGTTGTTTTTATTAAGCTCACCCCCGACTTGTCTCACCTTCTCTCCTATATCACGAAGAAGGGAGATACTCTCACCGATCCTCTGGCTTTGGCTTGATCTCATCCTCTGCAATCTAGTATACAGCCTTTCTAATGACCTGCCATTCTTGATCAGCTTATTAGCCACGTCAATGTCCGATAACGAGTACATGAGATGATCGCTATCCTTTAGCAGAAGCACGTCAAAGGCGCTTGGATCATCAGCTAACGCCGACTCCTTTATCCTGTCAAGTACCTTATTTAAATCCGATCTTTGGCTGGAGAAGAAATTACGTATAGCTCGTACCATCCTGCCAAACAAGGAGAGCTGGACGTCCTCAGACGAGGTCAGATCCTCTACCGCCTGCTCCATGCCCGGAACGAACCGCTGGGCCAGCGTCTTACCTAGGATCTCCCGCTTCACCATCCGATCCAACTCCTCTCCTTGGTATTCCTTCCCATACACCTCATAGTAACGACCGGCGAATTGATTCCATAATGGCGTGCCGACAACAGAGTCTATAATCTCGTCAATCTCCTGCTGGTTACGGTAAGTATCGACCAAGAAATGAGCCACCTCCTCATTGAGATCCTCTACCGTAGCCCCCTCAGCTAAGGCGATAACCCCATTGGCCATATCAGATAACGCCCTAGCCGAAGGATCCACGCCATTTCGCATCTTATACTTGTCCATATATTCGGACATACCCATCACACGGATACCTAATGTGGATAAGATGTTGGTTATATCAGTCCTGTTTTGAAGATCCTCCGCCTTCTCATTCTCAATAACCCCACGGACATTACTTCCGTACAAGGCGTTATCCTCCATCATCAACGACAAGGCTAGCTCTATGAACCCATCATACTTATTATTAAGCTCCTCAAACTTACCTTGCCTTAACATGCCCTTGATCTCCGATCTGCTTACCGTAACCTTCTCCCCCGATGTCGTGATAAGATCAAGATCATTACTTACCTCCGTATCAAAACCTATAGAACCCAATACGTTCATTTCGGAGGACTGACTTCCAAACCTATTCCTTAGCCTAGACAAGGCATCCATAGCGTTATAGATCTTAAGACCATCGGAGTTGCCGGCCCCTGTAAGATAATACCTATCCCCTAACCTTATACGCTCCCCGCTCAACAGACCTTTCTTGATAAGGTAATTGACAAACCCTCCACGGGTACTTATATTAGAGTCTGAGCTGATGCCAAGGACCGGGATGAACGAATCACTGTTGTTAAGGGTTATGGAGGACGAGCCAAAGGAGATGTCAGCCGTACCGGACGGGACGTCACTCTCCTCGACACTGCCGGCCAAGAACCCGGCCTCAACCCGCCCGCCGGACGAGCCTTTTATGGCGTTGGCGTAAGAGTCGTGTATCTTGCCGTCATCCGATCTAAAGAACAACCTGGGCTCCCCGCTATCATAAGCAAGGAGATTGTTTATCTGGTTCATGGGCTTACTAAGCTCCTTATCCACCTCCGATAACCTATCCCTTGACCTAGTGAGAAGCGTACGCATATCCGTATCATTCATTTTAATATCGAGACCCATGGAACGAAGGGCATCACGAACAAACGATATGATCTTATCCCATAAACTGGAGTTTGGATTGGATTCGGCAAGGGTAGCCATAAACTCCTCGGCGGCTATGACCTGATCGCCGTATCGGTCTAAATAAGACCGCTGGTCAGCCTCGTCCATCGAATCGAATATCTTCCTCATCGTATCATCAAAACGATTACCAAGAAGATCTCTAAGCCCTTTATGCGCAACTACCTCATGCAAGATAGTTCTCTCCAAATCCTGCTCATCCTCTATATTGTCAGCTACGATAGTGATGGTATCGGTATCCGTGTCATACCATCCCTTGCTCTTGGACATCATATCGGCGTAATCATGATCACTTACCTCACTTCTTATATCGTCAATCGAAACGATATTCACCGTAGTACCTAATTTAGCGAGACCAGATACTTTCTCCGACATACCGGCCTTTACCTCGCTTACGTCCCTGAATCTCAAATCCCCAGGTCTCTTCCTTGTCACGACGACGGCCGTCATGCCAGACGCCATTCCGCTGTTGCCGGGATTCGCAGTCTCCACCTCGAACATACCCCCAAGCTCACGCTCGACATATTCTTTAAGCGACGACCTCGTGAACCCTTTTTGATAGGCCCTGATATTCCCCTTTGAATCAGTGACAAGTATCTCCGACGGATCGTCAAGCTCTATTTTCTGCTTTTGTGCGGACACGCCCTTAGCGTCACGGACATTTATGAACAACTTGCCTCCGACCTTCAATTTGTCAGCCATTGATTTAAGTACGTCGGATCTCCAATCATCAGGGATCACGTTCAAGACAGCGTTGCTGATTATGTAATCATATTTCTTGTCTATATCCTCGTACCTTGAATACGTGGGAGGAATCCTTTTTGACGACGGATATGGCTCAACGTCATCGACATCCATCCCCATATCACGCAACGCCTGCGTGCCAACGCCAAGACCGGATGAGGCGTCAAGCACGGATTTGCCCTCCAGACCTTCATTGGATATAAAATCACCGATCTTCTTATACGTGTTCACGGTAGACGTGATCTGCGTGGAATGCTGACCGGTGGAAGTGGTTTGGCCGCTAAGCCACGTGGGGTATTCCTCGAACAGCTGTGACGACGTTCTAAACCTAAGAGATGACCTTAATCCCTCTCTTTTGGCATTAGACACCCAATCCCCGAACTTAGACCTAAACTTATCATTATATGCGGTCATATAAGCCTCAGCCGCCTTATCAAGATCACTTACGGCGGCTATACCCGCTATCTTATCGAACAAGGTGGATACCTCGCCGGAAGGGGTCAAGACACGGGTTATCTTACCTTCCTTATTCCTTTTAATTACGCAACTCGACATAACTTCATGTTTTTGACAAAGATAAACAAAAAGCCCCCACAAATAAGCGGAGGCTGATATTCTTATAGGTGATTATATACGATTTTACACTATTATACTGTATAACATAAGTAAAATAGTATATAATTACTTTTTATATCATACCTTTGCATCAAAAGACAGTAGTATGCTAAAAGCTTATAAATATAGACTAAATCCGACATCCGAACAGATCTCGCTAATGGAGAAGACTTTCGGATCAACCCGATTTATCTATAACTGGGCTTTGCGGATGAAAATCGAAGCGTGTCAAGATGATAAAAAATCGCTTACGGCTATTGATCTATGCAAGAAACTGACTGACCTGAAGAAACAAGAGGAATATACTTGGCTCAATGAGGTATCTAGTGAATGTCTACAGCAGTCAATAAGGAATCTTGATCAGGCTTTTACCAAATTTTTCAGGGAAAAGAAAGGCTTCCCAAAATTCAAGTCAAAGCGAGGATCAAGGAAATCATTCAAGAATATCCTTAATGTCCATATCGATTTCGATAACAACAGGATTAAGTTACCGAAATTAGGATGGGTGAGATTCTACTCTAACCAAGTGTTTAAAGGTAAGGTAGGAACTGTCACCGTATCAAAGTCATCTACAAACAAGTACTATGTCAGCATCCTTGTAGATAACGGCATTAAGTTACCGGGCAAGTCTCCCATAAATCCGGATACCGCTGTAGGTATCGATGTAGGGATAAAGACATTCGCGACCTTATCAAATGGTTCGGTTTTCGAGAACCCGAAATATCTAGAAAAATCTTCCGCACGATTGAGGTGCTTACAACAAAGATTAACTCGCAAACAAAAAGGAAGCCGGAGAAGAGAAAAAGCTAGATTGGCTGTAGCGAAAGCATACGAGCATATATCGAATCAAAGACATAACTTCCTGCACCATGTTGCCAACAATATCCTAGGCGAGAACCAAACCGTGGTTATTGAGGATCTTAACGTGGAGGGAATGATGAAGAACCATAGGCTGGCTAATAGCATAGCTTCATGCTCATGGAGCGAGTTCTTTAGAATATTAAGCTATAAGTCAGATTGGAAGGGCGTGAATTTGATTCGGATTGGAAGATTCGAACCTAGTTCCAAGATGTGCGAATGTGGATACGTACATCGGGATCTTAAATTATCCGATCGTATCTGGACTTGTCCTTCTTGTGGGGTCGTAAATGACAGGGATTTGCTGGCAGCTAGAAATATAAAGAAATTTGGGTTAGAAAAACAGAATCTTCTAACCCAATAAAATACGTCACCGGTGGTGAACCGGGTAGAGGATGTGGAGTCGCTGGCAATGGCTGGGACTGTGAAGCGTCAAATTATATCGGTGTAAACTGGTATATAATCACCTAAGTAACCTTATTATACGACATACAACGGATTTGTCTCCCATCAGGAACCTGAACATCGAAAACATTTATCTTCTCCATATTAAAAAACAGAGGGATGCCGATCCCATCACAGACCGGTATCCCTTATAATAAATTAGCGACGAAAAGCATGGTGATGGACATGCGCCACAAATGTAATTACAAAATTCGTAAAAACAAAATATCAAGGACAATCACCTATGCATTCGCACGGAGCATCGCTTTTCAAAACCCCATACACCCGATTGTCGCTAGTCAGCCATCGTTTGCCGTCACTCGTAATATAAGCCTGCCGGCATCCCTCCTGATTCACCGTGAGCGTCTTCTTAATACCTTTTGGAGTTGTTATCTCCAGCTCAAGAGTCCGATCAAGACCGTTGTTCATCACCGAGCCAAAGGAAACGGGGGCGCTTCCGGCCCCGGACCCCGGACTGACGGTCAGAGGCTGGTCCGTTACCTCGCCTACCCCGTCCTTCCAATTAATATTCAAATCATTAGCCATAGTTGTATTATTTTTGTTCTATTGCAAAGATAGCAAAACAAATAAACCCCAACCGGCTTTAGTCGATCGGGGTCTGAGTAAGAGAAAAGAAACTGATTATCGTCCCATCATTCTCAATACGGTTCTAGCCGCAGCTTGCGCCCATGTCCAGCTGTCATTAGATGTTACGTTAACCGTCTGTTGAGTACCATTTACATCCAAGTTAATAGTCTCCTTGTCAAGCTCGATAGTAGAGTCTCCAGCGGCTTGCGTTACCGTCACGTTGGCTGTCTGGCCACCAGCGGCAGTTACCTTCAATGTAGCTGTCAGTTCCTCGATCGTGACGTTGACCGGTACGTCCGAGATCGTGATGCTCCAAACGAACTCGCCAGCGGCTCCTGGATCGTCGGCGATAACCGCTCCGTTAGCCGTAGTCTTCCCAGCCGCCGTGTAGTTAGCCGGGAGCTGTAACGTAAGCCCGTTCTCCTTAGCCGGCGTGACCGCGAACGTAAGCTTAGTACTGTTAGACTTACCGGTGATGGTAACATTACCGCCTGTCTTTTGTACGGAAGCGTTAGGGCTGTCTGATCTTACCACCTCAGCAGCCGCTGCCTGATTAACTACCAACGCCTTCTTAGCCCCGCCGTTCGTGGTGACCGTAAGGTTGATAGTGCGTTGAAGACGACCGGTGTGTTTCTCACCGGAGAAATTAACCGCCTGATCTCCTGATCCTGATACCGGGTCGACGGTTACGAAACCGAATTTTTGTGATGCCATACTTAAATATATTTACAAATGTCATTTTATTATGCCAAAAATAACTTGTATCATATCACAAGCCAAATATAGGGGGGGGTAGATACGACTAGCCCTGTACAACCTCAACATACAACCCTACTAAGTCCTTTAGATTATGACTAAGAGGAGTTCCGCTATCCCTAGTACACTTATATACATCAGCGTTCTGGATGTAATATTTATCCTTGAATATCTCCATTGGAGGGAAATACGGGATAGGATCCCCTATGGTCCCGTCATGCTCCTTATCAATGACCTTGTATAAGGAAGCCGTATTTAATCCGGGTTCCCATTCCGCTGACAACGTATGTGACTGAATAACCTCATAAAGGATATCCGTATCGTCCTTAACCACCCTGAGGCAGAATCCGGCATCCACCGACAGCCCGAACTCCGCTCCTTCTTGTCCCCATATAGGGAATAGGACCTTAACATCCAATTTATCGTTAGAGGATAAGGATAAGTCTTTATTATTAACCACCATTCTAGAAAATTTTACAGCCACCTTCTGAGGATCAGAGGCGTCCTTCTCCTTCGCCTGTTGCTGGACGTATGCTGTGGTGACACTTATCTTGTCTGGATATCCGGATTGGACATCAATAGCCCTTACCTGCTCTACGGTAGTGGCTAGACTGATTTCCCTCCGTTTGGCTCCTAACGCCGACATCAGGTCATTATCGTACTTATCCATCATCCCGATCAAGATCTTGCCTTCCGTCATATCGAACTCCAGACCCATAATCGTTATCTTACCGACTATATCCCCATCAGCCAAAGCGCTACGTCTGTCATATTCAGGAATATAAATATCTTGATCATCCAAGAAAAACTCATGGAGATTTTCAGTCTCATAAGATCTCAGCTCCTCATATTTAGCCGATTTCTCCTCGTTAAGAACCCTTGACTCATCTAATCTAGCCTCAATGATCTCCTTAACCGTGGCTTTAGGATTAGCTTCCTTGAACGAAAGTTGTTCTTGTCCCAGCTCTATCCATGGAATCGGATTGCCATTAATATAATCATCATAACTATTACCCTTAGCGTAATTATCATCAAGAGGTTCGTCTAAAACCAACATATTGGGATATATTTCCCTGTTTATATATGTATATGCCATAATCTATTCTTTAATCTTGTTCTTTAACAGCGATGCTATACTTGCCTGAAGCGTAACACCAGATATTTATCTCGAAAGGCTTGTTAGCCGTAGTGGTTATAGAAGTACCACTCATGCTTACATAATCCCCGGAGTTGGGTATAGCCTGCGTGAAGGCCGCCGACGGGACGCACCTGATCATCAGCTCCTCCCCTATCTGCATCCCTGACTGCACGGATAGGGTGGTAGCGGCTGATAACGTAGCCGTGATACTTCTCTTGCTAATAGGCAGGTTAGCTAATGTCGTGACCGTATTAACTCCTATAAGCCTGTTCATGGTCTTCTTGTCAGCCGCCGCCATCAACCCGTTAGTAGACTCATTGGCTACGGCGTATGTCGTGTTAGGAGGTGTAGCCCAAGTGCCATCTCCACGCATGAAACTGGATGTACTGCCATTAAGCTGTCTCAACAAGCCGTTAGCTGTAGTAGAGGCCAATCCGTATGTGGTATTGGTAGGTACGACCCATGTGCCATCACCACGAAGGAAAGAGGTTTGCTTGCCGGCAGTCGGAGCGGGTACCAATCCCGCCGATCCTGCGGCTGAGGACGTCGCTCCACCCATGTTGCTATATGTGGTATTAGGAGGGGTTTGCCATGTCCCGTCACCACGAAGATACTTGGCTTGCGCTCCGGCGGCAGGTGCGGGGACCAAGCCGGCCTTTCCCGACGCTGAGGCAGAAGCGGCTCCCATATTGGTGTATGTCGTGTTGGTATCCGTCCACGGAACATTCACATACATCTTACCATTTCCGTCAAGAGCTACCGGATAATTCTTCCCATTAGCTGAGTACCCGATCTTAACAAGACCCAGATTATCGCTCGTGGCCTGTGAGTATGTAGTGTTATTGTCAGTCCAAGGGACATTGACGTACATCTTGCCATTAGCCAAGAGCACAGCGTAGTTCTTTCCATTAGAAGCATAGCCGATCTTAACCAATCCTAAGGTGTCGGCCGTGGCTTCATTATACGTTGTGTTATTATCCGTCCATGGAACGTTGACGTAAGCGTTGCCGGACGAATCCAGTTGCACCTTATAGTTCTTCCCGGAAGTCGTATATCCCACCTTAATACCGCCAAGAACGGTAGCGGAGGACGTGGGAGGTGTGAAGGTACTTGGTTTGCCCGTAACCCCTGACCAAGGCACGGAGGAAGCCTGACTGGCCGTGTAAGGCTCATACCCATCCTCACTGTTTAATTTAGACTCGTCTTTTATCAGATACATCTTACCTGTAGACGTGACCTTTACCGTATCACCACTTTGAGCCGTAGCGGTGGTAAGGGCGAATCTAGCCGTATCATTAGCTACCACGACCAATCTCTCCAAAGCCGCCTTAGGTAACCTATCTATGCTGATGGTTCCGAACGCGATCTTAGAGGCATCAAAATTGGCCAATGTCGTGGAGATAGTTACGTTGTCTCCGAAGTCCGATGAGACACTACCGGTAACAGCCCCGGACAGCGCTATGGTCCTAGCCGCCTGTAATTTCGTGGCGGTAGGGGCATTATCCGTCTTAAGAGCATATTTGGTAAGATCAATATCATTAGCCTTATCCAAAAGCTGATCTATCTGCTTACCATTGTATTTACCTTGAAAATCTTCCATATCAAACTTATTTTTTGCTCAAATATAGTTATATACATAAATACCAAGAAATCGAGGGGGGGAGATACGGGTAAGTGTCAAAAACTGCCGTCCCCGTGCAGGAATCCGCTACGGAATATAATAGCCTTGTCTTTAAGTTTCTGGACAGATTCCCATTCCCATTCACCCTCACAAGGCTTAACGACATACTTATTCCCCCATGTCTTAAACTTCCTCTCTATAACAAACATCTCTGGGTCTTTTAAGACATGGAAGATACTTCCAACAGGGAAATACTTATCAGTTCTCAATATAACTCGATGATGTCTCTCGTCATATTCAGGATCGCCTACGATACGTGCCTTATAAAACTGGAAATCATTTAACGTCTGATCCACTGGCTCTATCCAATAATACCCCTTACCCATTGCAGTTTGTATTTAATTATCTATATTTGCGGTGTAGTAACTCATAATGTTTTAAGTGATTTTCAACCAAAGGGGAAGGGTGTCCGTGAGGATACCTTTTTTCATTCCCGCCCACCCTTCCTATGAACAAAAGATCTACCTCGAACAAATGTAATCATAATAAGGCTACGATCAAAAAGAAACCCTATCGGTATTCTATTGCCGACAGGGTCCTTCCAACGTTGTATCAAATCATATCATCTCACTCCATTTGATTGTGTCACCGACGAAGCACCGCACCGCCAGATACCTTACGAACGCCGTCCCTTCCGGGGCGTCAGGATCTTCCAGATAAGCCAAGACAGCCTTGACTATTTTCTGGTCGCAATCCAATACCTTAGGAAAGTAATCGCTATAGAACATAGCGAACAGATATTGGATATCTCCCCAAGTGGCGTTATCAGGTTTCTTGGCCCCGCATTTATCGAACATCTGCTTAGCGTCCTCCATCGTCCATCTTCTCTTGGATCCGTCGGCGTTAAGCATCTTGTCAGCGGCTTCCCTAGCCAGCTCCTTGGAAAAGTGATATCCATGGGTGTCTATATACCGCTTATAATCCGGGTCATCGGCGTCTGCTCCTCAGTAATAACGACTCCTGCGTCCCCTGCGCATATACGGTTCAGTACCTTCGTACTCGTCACGGATGCCGCGCTCACCGAACCATCCCCTGCGATACATCTCGTCCTCACGTTCATGGAGTCTCTCACGTTTCTCAAGCTCACGCTCGTCACGTTCCAGCTCCCTCTCACGTCTTTCGAGATCACGCTCACGGCGTTCTAACTCATCCATCCTACCGTCATGCTCCTTGCCATAATGGTCGTATATTCCGCCACCATAACCCATGTAAGTCCCATCCGAACGCCTGCTACGTCCACGGCCGCCTCTACGATCGTAGATCTCGTCATTGTAGTCCTCATCGTGACCGCCGCCTAAATCTATAACTCTCATCTTAACCTAATTTTTTAATTAACAACTCTTTTAGCTCATCGAAAGAGGATCCCATCCTATCGACTTTCTCCTCAAGATTCTTGATCTTCCGGTCTTGATCCTTAGTCTGCTTAAAAGCCGGATTGATTTCCTCAAGGATCGAATCACAAGCCTCTAGCGTCCTCCTATGCTTATCGATACTATCGAGAATATCGGAGCTGGTTCTCTTAGCGGCGTTAAGCTGGTTCATGATCGGATCGACCGAGCAGGCCAAAGTTATGTTATTGGACATAGCGACATCCCTGCTCTCCGGTACGACATAGGTCATGGAAGACCCGTTTATCTCCACGGTAAGGTCTATCACCCTATCCTGTAGTTGCTGATATTGCCCCATCTGACCCATCTGGGGTTGCTGGAACCTAGGCTCGGACACGTTAACCACATTCCCCATCCTGAACACCGGAACATCGGACGTATCCAGCGTATATACTTGAAATCCTTTCTTTAAGTCTCTAAACATATCTCGATTTTTAAGCGGGAGGGAATACCCTCCCATTAGACATCCAATCTAACCTATTCCTCATCAACATCCGTTTCCGACGCTGATGCGGCGGTTGTAGGCACACAGCAATCCATGAGCCTCAATACACCCCTTACCTTGTTGAAATAAACAAGGCGTTCGGTGTTGTTAACCATAGCCGCTCCGGTCACAGCCACGTTGATCGGGTTCACCACAGCCACGCCGGTTACCGGGCAGCATGTGTCATCACCTACCGTGGATACGGTGCTGTTCGCTGGGACAGCTATCTGTACTGGCAATGTCTCGCCTGTTGTCGGAACCACCTGCCGGATTTTCAGCAGCAGAAGGCCCTCGCATGGCAAGGACAGCCATATCCTTGGGTTGATGCCGAAGACGGTGTTGGTAGTAGTCACTACCACGTTCTTCGTGACCAACTCATAAAGAGACCCTATTTTAGAAACACAAGCCATAATAGCCTCCTTCCTTTATAGAGTTAGATAGCGGCGTTTCCGTTGTTGCAGCAGCCATTGTTGCATCCACAACTATTACCGCAGCATCCTCCATTGTATCCACTAAATCCTTGATATGGATAACCACCATAGCCATTACCTGCAAACGGGTTGCAGACTAAATAGCTAGGCACCGGGCAAGGACGAATCTGGTTAACAATGTTTTGAGTTTGAGCTTGCTGAGCGGCGAACAACTCCAATGTCTGTTTTTGCTCACGAAGAGAATTGATCTCATTCTGCATTTCACGCTTCTCAAGGTTACAGAACTGCTCATTGATAAATTGAGTCTGTGCGTCTATCTTAGCGCTCAAGATATTAAACTGACTCGTAGACTGCTCTCTGTTGTTAGCCAAACCGTTATTGATATTGTTCTGAAGAACATTGGTTTGCTCTAACGTCCGTAATTGATTGTCAAAACCCTGCTGCGTTATCATATTTTGAGTAGCGCACGTGCTTTGGTTGATCAACGAACTCAAATTGCAGCAGCAAGAGCTGATTTGATTACCGATCTCACAACCTTGTTGCTGTACGGCGTTAATAACAGCCTGAGAGGTCATACCTACCTGACCAGCTACCTTATCGATAGCGCCTTGTACGTTACAGATAGCGCTTTGCAATTGAGTGGTAGTACAGTTCAAGGCGTTAGCGATCTGATCGATAGCGCTTCTGTTACCTTGGATAGCCTGCATCAGTAACTCACGACCATAGTCGTTATTCAATTGAGCTGGAAGACCATTAGCGCAACACTCATTACCATTGCCAAAACCATTGCCAAAGCCACGGCCACCCCATAACCAGAACAGGACGATGATCCACAACCACCAACCGTTAGCCCCGCCGAAACCGTCTTGGTTGTTACGACCGTTCATCAAAGCCGCTACCAAGTTCGGATCCATCTTATTTCCGCCTATTAAGTTGGCGAACATCCCCGGAATCATAGATAATAAACCGTTAGTGGCGCTTCCACTACCGGAACCCATACCGTCTAACAAAACGATTTTGTCTCCACTTGTACCCATGTCTATTTATTTTTGAATTAATAATAACCCCACCTGATGGCGGGCGTTACAAAGTTCAAAAATTAACAGTCCTAAAATCGTGATATGTGTCATCATCAAAGTACGTCATGTCTTGTAAATGGGATTAATAAGAACCGATACAAGACAAAAAATCCGGAGCGTATCACTACGACCCGGATTCATCGCAAATCTATAAAATTCAATGTTTCAATGCTCGAAAGAAAACGTCTCACGACGTCAAAGAGAGATTAACTACACGAAAAATCTCGCATCAACTTATTTGTATTAGCAGTGTATTCATTAACTATCTTGCTGGATGAGGGATTATCCTCTATCCTTAACAGGCGGTTATCGTCACTCCTTGCCGTAACATCACCCATCCTTCGTACCATATTTTCTTGATATGATGATGGATCGGAGTATATAAGATTATCAACGAACCTGTATATCGCACCATCAACCGTCTCACCTACCTTCTCATATAAGCCGGATTGGAATGACACGAAATCATCATACCTCTCACGAGCCAAGAACGAACCGTCCGGTCTCGCCTCGACGCCGCCGTTGACCTCCCGGAGCAGGCCCGGATTCCTTTGGTACAGATACCTGTAAAACCCGACATCCATCATCCTATCCTGACCATCCAGATAGAAAAGGTTTCTCATGCTACTGTCACCGGACTCGATAGCCACGTCAAACAGAAGATCCCTTACCTGACCTTCCGGCAACGACATCTCCATGCTTTTTAACGTACCTCTGTCATGGTGGTTCAAAGATACATTATAAAATCCATTAAAATCAAGGAAACGTAAGACATTATTATACAAATCCGATTTTTTTAACCTTTCCTTGATCTGGATTTTCCTCAACGATGTACAGGATTTGATAAAATCCCGATCCTTCCCCTGTCTAGCCTCGTATCTCCTGAACTCCCGATCGATATCGGCATCATCCATCTCAGGGGTAACTGGATGCTGGTATATCAATCTGGTAAGGATCATGTTCTCGGTATTCGAGGATGAGATGTTGGACATAACTAGCTTCTTTATGTTATCCTTAACCACGCCAATATCGGAACGGGAAGCCCCTGCGGGAACCACGCCAGCCGGCAAGTACGAGGGCCGCTCTATCCCGATATCGGCCAACATCTCATAGGCCTGATCGGTGTCGATTATCGGAGCCGTGTTATGGTACGTATTCCTACCCATATACAACATACTCCTATCATACATATCGGAAGGGGATGTATTCCCGGACCTTACATACACCATCCTATCCCCAGTAGAATAAGTATCCTGAACCTCGTATATCGGGTTCCCTTTTCCTGTTATCCTATCAAGATCGGAGATAAAGCTATCGTATACCAGATTGCCGGACTGTATGGAAGATAACATGACATCCAGCGATGCCATAAGATCACGGATATCCTCCGGTCTGGATATAACCATCTCATCGCTGATCGCATCGCTTATATCCACGCCCATGTCGGCAAGATCCATGGCTATGCCATACAGACGTCCGGCAACGTCCTTGATGTCCTTAAAATCATCCATATCGATTATCTCCCCAACCTTATCCCTTAGACCCTTCATATCCTTAGGCATACTGATATACGGTGTGGTACTATTGAAGTACGAGTCGGTAATCGTATTTCCGTCCTGACTCCGAACCTCCATACGGGTCATATTACGATACGTGTCATACATCCGATCTGCGTAATCCTGATCCTCCTGATACCGGAGTGCCAGGGAAGGGTATGGGATGGAGGCGAAAGCCTGATCGAACTCCCGGCGGTCGCTGATACCGCCTACCGCCCTCATGATCGTATCCCTTACCTCTATTGGATTCAAGCCCCTTCTCTTCCCTAACGAGTCATATGTATCCTCATATATCATATAATCATCACCAAGGCCTGACTCGGAGGACAGGAAATACATATCCTTCTCATTAAGATCCCCGTCAGACATAAAATCGACAATCCTCCTCATCATATCCCTTACCTGCTCATACGCCGATCTGTTGGTCATGATATTATCAATCTCATCGGCGTCATACATCCCGGACCTCTCAAGATTGTACCTATTGAGGAATATATCACCGCCGGAAAGGAAATTGGATACAATCATATCATTAAGATCATTGATATTATCGACTCCCAAGGAAGTAAGGGTGTTATTGATATCCTTAACCTCATCGGCCATGAAATTGCCAGCGAAATAGTTCTTCCGCTTGATAAAGGACATGACATCATCATACCTAGGTTCCCCATTACTATCCAGATCATATTCTGATGGCATGGACATCCAATCGCCAAAGAAAGACACGAAGTCGGGGGAGTAGGCCGTACCCCAGACCGATAAGGCCTGCTTCTGGTCGCCCAACACCTCCATCGCCCTTTGGTATAATCCGGATGGTTGGTCGTTCGGGGCAAGGACATTATCTACCCTACCCTCCTTATTTTTTATAACATAACAAGATCTACCCATTACTAAATCGTTTTGACACAAAGATATAAAATCCCGCCTACTCTCACGAGCGGACGGGACACCAAAATAACAACATAATAACAAACCTTATGTTTCTCCGAAAAGTGCAAATCTTTTTGCCGATCCTCACGAACAGGCAAAAGCTCAATCCTAAATAACAAAAAAAATGAAATTCATTATTCATCAAATATCATATATATTGTCAATATATTTAACATTTGATTCTATAATTCTAAAATTATATTTGCTTATAATTTCCTTAACCTGCTTTTTATTCAAATGAAACCACTCTCTATCAACATTATATACACTATATTTAATATGCAGCTCACGCTCTATATCCATATCTACATATGCAATCATATAAAAATAGATATTACTCACCCTTAAACAACTCTCCCTAGTGTATAAATCCTTAGACTTACCAATTTTTACAAGACCATTACTAATATCTACTCCTATATAGGTACGCAACAGTCCACTATTTCTTAATCCATAGTTCTTTTTATTTTTTAGAAAATAAGTATATCCTATTATAGAATCATACAAACCATAAAAATCATATTCTGTCGAATATGGTCTTATCTTGGACATCAACATAGGTATAGCGTTATTTACTTTCAGATCATTAGATATAGTCAAATGAATATCATCAACATCCTTATTTGTATTTGATATAATGATATTATATACAACACCATTAAAAACATGATCTAAACACATTCTATCAATTATATACTCATCATAACCCGCATCATATAGTTCATCTTGTCGTTCTATGGCTGCAAGTATAAAATAATTATATAACTTCAAGGCATAATCAAGATCAAAATCACTTCTACCGAATAACGTTATTAGCGCCATATAAAGGAAATTGCTGTAATCGCTATCATTCAAAGTTATTCTGCAATCCTTAACAATAAACACATTGTCGTTTTTTGAACGATCACAATCGCTCGAAAAATTTTTAACAATAATCTCTAACTCTCTAGAATAACCTGAATAATCAGCTTGTTTCAATTTCCCTGTTTGGCAAAAATGACTTAAATCATTATACAACCCCAAAATATGATCTTTGTTCATAATATAAAACAACGAGAGCCACCAGCGTCCGTTACTCCACTGATAGCTCTCATTTATCGCCTACGCCTAAGCGATATTAATATCTTCTTCTGGTCTAGCAACGGATAGACACCGCAAATATAAGACCTTATTTTGAAACTACAAACAAACAGGAGATATTTTTACAAAAAATGTAATCAGCCATATTCCTCTGTCATATATAAAGCGTAGCTATACCTATCCTCTATCATCTCCACCACCTTCTTGATATCAGATAAAGTTAGTTTCTTTATCTCCATATTCCTACTATCCATTCTGACAAAAGAGTTCTTGAACTCCTGCTCGGTTATAGCATCCAACCTAAATAGATTGTATTTTATAAGTAACTGGCTTACGTCAAATATCAGGATATTAAGATCAATATCATCCTTCAACTCATCAAGAAGATCACACATCATGGCTTTGATAGCATCAGTATCAAGTTCCAGCTTCTCGGCTTCCTTCATTAACTTCTTGATAATACCATTGTGCTCAATTATGATGTTAGCATTATCATCATCGGTAGGTAAAAGGATATCCATCGTACATTTTATACCAACCTTATCACTAAGTCTTTTATTGAACTCAGTCATATAATCAAAAGCCTGATCCCTGCTTAATGAGTATGTATGATCAAGCAACTGCTTTTGTCTGACCTTGACAAAATAGTTACTGGTGTATAGCATCATCAAGACCTTTACTCGCTGGATGCGTAGGTCTTGCATGATCTTCCGATGTAAAAAGGCATCTAATTGCATAATATAAAGAGTCCCCACCGGGGCCATCACACACCCGACAGGGACCAACTTTTAAATATCTTACTCGTCAGGTGATGGACTGACGCTGCGAAGATAAGTCAAGATATTTAATTTAGCAAGGATTTTCCGCCTCATTTTCTCCGGATACCACGTTGCCGTCGGAAACCAAAGACTTGTCCTCGGCCGCCTTCGTAGGCGAAGCGGAACCCGATTGGGAGCTGGACGGGTTGACGAACGGGGTCTCCGTATCCTCGAAGAACGTCTCATCCCTCCTAATACTCATCCTGAACTTAGGAGCTATGAAAGGATCGTTATTAAGATCAATATTGATCGTAACGTCATTCATCAAAATATCCTCCTTAGTTCTGGAATCACCTATCCATCCTCTTACGTCAGCGGTCATAGGCATCCTGCTAGCCGCTTCCTTGATAGCTTCAAGCCGGTTCTTGATAACATCCACGTCTCCCGCCAGCGGAATCATATATGTCTTATTATCCAACCCTGATCTGGCTATAGCGTTATTAAGATCCATTATATCATCAATACTTACGCCTCCGCCTAGACCCTCCGTAATCCTATCAGCCATCGATCCGATCATGGATGAGAATGACGATATATCCTGATTTTTCAATCTTACGGGGTACAGGTAATTTCTTCCATTTCCTGTCTTTATAGCTACGACCGGGATACGTGAATCTTTATAGTCACCATACTTGTCCCTGACGATAGCCGTACAGAACGGGAATATATTATACTTAATATCATCCCTCATCGTAACCTCCCCATTCTCTATATATCCTACGCTCTCGACTTTACCAACCGTCTCGTTGGTAAAATCATTCTCGGATACCATCAACGTACCATTATCATCACTTACGCTAAAATTAGGTCTTCCCGGCAAAACACTGGTAACTGTACCTACGAACGGTATATCAATCTCGCCAGTAACAGATCCTATATTATCCCTATATAACTCAAAGGCCATACTCCTTAAATCAGCGTTACTCCCTTTTGAGTCTGGATCATTGGCTTTTAGCACCGAGACGAAATTGCCATCGCTATCCACGATCTTAATAACCATATTATCAACCAGCTCTCTGTAAGCCGACTTAGTCTCATCAGAATTAGGATCAACGGCGTTAAGACTATTGTATTTATCATACAGTCCCTTGGTGTATGGATCTAACATATCCATCTTAAACCTTACCATATCACCCTTGCGAAGGCTAGCCGCTGCTTCCTGATTCACCGACTCGTTGTTAGACCCAAACGTATCACCCGTATAATAAGGGACAATAGACCCATCCTGCCCCTTGCGATACACCATAAACCAGATGGAGGTCGACAAGGCGGTTTGCCGCCCCAATATGACACCGGTAGCGTTCTCGAAAGCCTGAGCGTCATCCTCGCTAATCATCCATCTTGAGTGGTTATTCGACTCTATAACAGTAAATATGTCGGTTCCGTTGGTGAAATCCATCACCCTTCCATTATCAGTATCAGTGGCATCAGATCTTTTAAGCCCAAGACTGTCCATAAACCTGTCAAGTCTCATTCCGCCAACTTCATAATACATAACCCCACCGATCTCTCTCTTCTGAGCCATCAACACCACCGGATTCTGGGCGGCGTTAACTTCCGTCCTGCCGGTGGATGTCCCGGGTTCGCTCTCTGTGAGGACATCACCCATAGGTATGGATTTATCGTAATCTTTGACAGCTATACTTCCGTTATCATACAACCTCATCCATTCCACGAATTGAAGAAGAGGACCATCGGAATAATTATTGATAATATCAATAGCCTCATTAAGCTTATCCTGGTCAACCTCATTGCCATTGTCAGCCTCATTCATAAGATCGTTATAGGTCTTTATAGCCTCCTTAACCCGATCCTGATCAAGACCATTAATATTCACATTTATGATATCATCAATATTATCCTTAATATTATCTGATACATTATCATTGATCTTTAATCTATCTATCATTGACTTAGCCCTATTTATCCTAGCTATAGGATTATCGCCAAATCCTTTTACAAGATTATTAATACGATCCTTATTGTTATCATATATCTGCTTTTCCCTAGGAGATAAAATATCCTCATTACCGTTCCAGATCTTTATGGCTATATCATTGGCTCTATCATCTGAAAGATTTATAATATCCTCATCATCAGGAACCCTCTCAACTATATTACTTTCATCAGCCTTAATCTCATTCTCCATAGATCTGGCTATCATATGATTATATGTCTTGAACATAAATGCCTCATCCTCTCCTATAAGACCATCTTGGTAAGCCTTGTCTATGGCTTGATCATTAGCGTAAAGGGCGTTTGCTTCAGGATTATCAGTATTCCTGAAATCATACTTGCTATCATCCTCCTCATAAGTCTTACCCCATGCGTTCGATAATATCTTCATGAACCCGCGCTCCTGCGCCCGGATGAATCTTCTGTCACGCATACGACGAAGAGACTCGTTTATATTCTTATAAGCCACAAGATTATGACGATACTCGCTAAGCAACGCCATGGCCTCTTTATGATTATCGACCCCACGGGTAGACACGGCATTCTCAAAATCAACTATAGTCTCATAAGCCGCCATAAGATCTGAGACGCTAATCTTAGAATCATTATCATTTAAAGATAACTTAGATATATCCACATCTGAATTAATCAACGTGCTTAACTTTCTCTCCAAGGCAATTCTTTCTTCCGTCAATTTAAGAAGCCTATCATTCTCCTCAGCCAACTTAGTCTTATCAGACTCAATTGCTTCCTTCGATGCAACCTTTTGTTGAGTATTTAAAATATTCCTCTCCATCTTCCGTATATCATTCGTCAGCTTCCGGAGTTTTTCGAGAGCCTTGCTTGAATCAGGATTAAGATGAGAGTATATATCAAGGGCATCACCTATACCCGTCTTATATATCCTGTTTAACTGATTGGTGATATCATTCAAATTATCCTTAGCCTCAATACCGTTATATACCATATTGGAGATATAGGCGTTAAAAGACCTGTTCGGGATACCCTCAGTAAGTGAGTCGGCGAATCTGTTGGCCATGGTAAAATTATCCACCTTCTTATTAAACTCGTTGACAAGATCGGCTTTATACTCATTAACCTGCTCATCCGTCATATTCATATCGGACGCTATATCGCTATTAGGTATAGATTCGACTACCGTCCTGAAATTCTCCTTGGTATCATCCAACATCCCCATCTCCGAATCATAACGGAGACGATTGAATACGGCGTCACTAAAATCCTTATTTATGATCCTACCATCACTCTCGTACGATGTGTCTACACCAGATAATTGAGCGTTAAGAGCCATACTGCCACGAATAGCACGGACAGCGGCGGTGGTCAAGGCGCCGGCATTGGCGTTGTAGGCCTCCACCATCCCCTTGTTCCGGGACATGTCTTGGCTCCATTCCTTTATACCCCCAATAGTCTTTCCACCCATAATCGATCCGATAATCATACCGATACCGATCTCCTTCCATCCTTGGCTAGACCCGTACGTCTCCTTGAACCCATTCTTTATAGCCTCCATATAGCCTATATTCTGCCGGATAGCCATAGGATTGTATCTTGATTCTACCCAATCCTTGGCGGACTTACTAGCCACTCCCTGAAGACCTTCCTCATACAGACCCTCTGACACTGGGCGCTTGATGATATTGAACGTATTTCCGGCTACCTTCTGCCATTTCTTTGGTGTTATGGCTCTTAACGTACCGTTATCCATCCTCTCGGCACCTACGCCAAATATATTGCGTTTTATGAACTTATCCACACCAAGATCCATGCCGAACATATCGCCGAACATAGCTATATTGGATAATGACAATATGCCGACGTTGGCGGCAAATACGGCATTAGCGGCATTGGCATTGTCAGCTCTGAACTTCATAAGCTCCTCATATGGGACTTCCCTTCCATAAGCGTTACGGTAAGACTGCCTGAAATTCTCCTCAGCCTCCATCAGCATGCTTCTGGCCTCGACAGACGCCTCCCACGAGGTAGATGTGCCAAGGAAAGCGAGGGTGTCCAGTCCCTTGCCTATCCTCCGTCCCGTACGGGCGGCCCTAAGGTAGACACCGAACGCTTTCTTGGTATCCGAAGCCGCTTTGCCTATCCTAGCCAAAGCCACACCCGCCCTAGCTCCCGTACGAGCTAAGTTCATCAATCCAGCGCCGGAATATACGGCTGACGATAACATGGCTCCAGCGGTAAAAGCAAGACCGGATAAAAAATCGTTAGACCAGAAATTAGCCGTAGTCATGCTTTGAAGGAAATTCATATCCCGCTCCTCACGATTGTAATAATGAGCAAGACCGTAATCCATCTTCTTGTCCTGATCATCCAACCATCTCGTGAAATCGTTATCAAAAACAGCGTTAAAATTACCTCTGGATACACCGGCGTAAATACCATAAAAAGGCTGAATAACACCACCTAATCCATACAAAGCGGCTTTACCTACAAATTTCCCCAAACCTCTCATCCATTTCTCAGTCCTACCTTGACTCCTAGATAAACGTGTGTCGTTATCTACACCGGGGATATAAGACTCGTATTTAGGTATCCAAGTACCGCTACTAAGTCGATACCTTGAATCCTCCAACGATATCTCCGGACCAGTAAGATTAAACCTGCCCTTATAGCTTTGATCAGAAGCTATATATCCTAATGGGGACATATGTTTCATATCATCATAATAATTTGTCTTAACAGTATTCTTGATCCTCTCCGACAATGACGGTATCTGGGACTTTGATCTCTCGGAAGCGGAATACGGATCCAATACCGGAGGCAGGTCACGATCCGGTATATCATAGGGATCCGTACCAATAGCCTTTATATTATCTACGTTTATGGTAGGATATCTGTACTTCTCGGCAAGATCCTTTCCGTTAGAGGTATTATTATAGATTTCCATTGTTTCCATTATTTCCACTATTTCCGTTATTCCTGTTTCTTATCTCCTGATCAATCATATCAGCTATGGGCGAGATGAAGCTCTCGAAATCATCAGTAGTAGATCTTCCCTCGCTCCTCCAATACACCTCATTCTCCTTGCTAAGTATCTGTTGCCATGCCATGACCAAATAATACTGCGGGCAGAAGTCGATCTTCCTTGCTACCTCATCAGCATAGTTAACGCCATCCAGATCAATTGAATACAACGGGGTATTACCCTCTCTAGCCCCTCCTTTGCTATATATATCAACATTTATCCCAGAAGAACCATTATTATACTTATATCCGGAAGCCCTTAACTCGTACATAGAAGCGTTATCGAACAACACGTCAGTAGCGATCATCATCTGATTCTTCCTGATATTACCGTCATTTATATTCGTAAACATATCTATATAAGGCATTACCGTGTCCTTGGCCCCGCTAGCGTAAGCGAATGGAGCTACCAACAATGACTTAGCCATCTTCCCATAAGCGTTGTTGCTTGAGCTGGCGAAAGATATGGGTACGACACCGGAATCATAGGTCTCGGACAGGATGCTTACATCCTCTTTGTAGAAAGTAAGTCCATTCGCAGCCAGATCAGCCTCGCTTACCTCAACAACAGATCGACCATCACCTCCATTATTGCCAATGATCTGATAATTACCATCACCTATAGGGGATATGGTAAACGTTATCTTCGTATTGGCATTATCCTTATCCTTAGGAATAAAACCGCCACCACGGGTAAATAGGTCACTAACCTTTATATAATCTTTCTCTTCTTGACTTTTAGACGGATAATCACCGGAGAAGATATACTCACGCTCGGCATACTCATGACGATATTGTCTCAGGTAATCCTCGCCAGCACGTTTAGCGTCATCAGCGATCCTACCTAAATCCCCACGACTCCATTTATGTCTTAATAAATCATTCCTCTCTTTATGAGCCTCATCATATATAGCGGTAGCGACAGCGATCGCCCTGTTATCCCCGGCAAACCTATCTCTTATTTCCTCAATGTGCTTATTCTTACTAGCCCCAGATACGGCAAGAGACATTATAGATTCAATATCATCAAGCGAAAAAGACGTTCCCATTAAATCATTCACACGATCCAATAAGACACCTGATTGACCCGAATCCATTGATACATGAGGCATTTCTCCTTCAACACCGTAATTAATAGTATTTATATTATCATTTAACAAAGAGCTGTAAGCGGACAACTTACTCCAATCATTTAATGTTATATCGTTTATACCATTTATATCAAAAACCTTATCGCCATTGTTATTAATATCTCCAAGATTGAATGTGCCGAATCCATAACTAATATCTATACCTGACCCACTGTCCGATCTAGCTTCTCTCTGAATTATAGTATCAATACCATCCAAAACAGCATTGCTCGCCTTATTGAATCCATCATTGATCTTATTATACTTCCCTCTTTGGGTATTTAATCCAAGAAGCTTCAAATAACTATCCTGACCATTGTAATCAAGCAACTCGTTCCTTGACCCTCCATTAGCCTTGAAATAAGCCATGATAACCTGATCGTTATCCATATCCTTGACCACGTTACTATTCTCAGGATCAGACGCCCATGCGTCGATCTTCCTTCTAGCGTCATCTGATAATGACTTAACGAAATTACCCATGCCGGTAGTCACCGCCTTCTCGTTGGCTATGAACCCGTTCATGAACTCATCGCTTATGCTCACATCGTCAAGGTTTGCGCTCTTGGTAACCACGGTAGGCCCGGTCGTGTCATCACCTCCGCCACCTCCATTCTCCGACTTGCCCGATTTGCTGGCTCTCATCAACGCTGCTTTCTCCATGGCTAGATTATGCCTTTTTGTCTCATTAAACTTAGCTCTCTCCATCATCTGCTGATTAGCCTTGAAATAATAATCATCAACACCCAACGTCTCGTATGAGTTATTATAAGACCATCTCAGCCCGACGCCACGAAGGAACTGCTGTCGTACCATGAACATGCCGGCTCGCTCCGGGCTGTAGTTGCTACCGATAACGCCCTCGGCCTCCTCCACGAAATCATTTCTCTGCTTGATAATATCCGCCAGCTCCGACTCCAACTTAGCCCTCTTGGCCTTGTCATTGCCAACGCCCTTTAGCTTGGCTCGTATGGATTCTTCCTTGACACTGAAATCATCAATATACCCTTTAAGGAAATCTGAGGTGCTTTGAACATTAAATAAGTCAGGATTCGTTCTAGCCATATATCTTCCCTCTAATTGCATCTGAGCCTTACCGTTCTCAGATATAGAAGCCATGGCTATATCCCTGACCTGAGCGTAACTCATCTCATCTATATACATCTCACGCATCTCGCCCGTCCTGTTGCCATTGGCATCAGTCACCGGTACATTGACTTTCTTCCCCTTGTTAAGGGAGATGAAATTCTTCATCTTCTCATCAATCTCAGCGTGGTAATCCGTATAAGGGGTATAATGTATAGGATTAAGACGTGTCCCTACCTGACCGTCATTCATCCAAGCCACGGCATCCGCAAAAGCCTCAGCCTCGTTTATAGGACTATACATCTTGGGATTGTTCAGCTTCATATCCTCCATCTTCTCGCTAAAAGCCCGGATCTCCCTAGTACCGGCAATAGCATTCAACACACGGGTATCCAGAGCTTCTCCAAGACGAGCCTGTATGCTTCTGGCTATACCGTCGGAAGCCAAATTAGATTTACGATACACGTTATTCACGTCCTGTATCAGCCCATTTAACCTATTCTGAAGATATTCCCTATCCTGAGGTTTTATAATGTCAGAATTGATAATATAATCAGCATACTCGTTTATAGCCTGCCGATTGGTATCTATCTTCTGCTGCATGTACCCCATCCCCTGCATCATGACATCCATGTTGTAGGGCGATACATACTTGCCGTAATTCCTTAATATACTATATTGTGAAGCCATCCTTTATCCTTTCTTGCCTTTAGTTACTTCCTGAGCAGGATATAATCTCCTATAACTCAATATATCTCCTTGATGATCAGCGATTAATTGTCCATTGGGACCAATCTTTACATCCCCAAATATAGACCTTAATGTATTCATGGTCGTAGCCGTATTCCACTTCTGCTGGATCTCGTCATTTACGCTATCGAAATACCTAGCCCAGTTCTCGTCATTTATAGCCAATCCCTGCAATATACGTTGCTGGTAAGCTTGACGTTGGGCTATATTCTTATCATACGTATCAGCCCAAGTACGGGCGTTTATATTATCAGCCCAAGCCCTTTGAGCCACGTTCCCTTGTTCTACCTCATTAATGTATCTACCTATATTGGAACTCATGATAGCCTGTAAGTTGGATGATAAAGCCCCTCTCTGGGAATCCGGGACATTACCCATCTGATCCAATTGTGATTGGAAAGCACGATTGGCCTCAACCATATACTGATCAGCAGATCTCAATACCGGATCCACGGTAGGAGCGTAATGCCTTTCCAGACCTTCCGTTGTCACGGCTCCCGGAGTCATCCTGAACACCTCAGGGAAGTCAAGGCCGCCACCCACTATATTCCTGTTTCCGTTACCATTATTAGTCTTACCGGTGTTAGTACCGGTATTGGTATTGGTATTAGGGAGTGTATTGGGATCAATCAGCTCAGGCATATCCAACTTAACATCAGGATCCTCCACATCACCTATATCCATAGGACCGGGAACCACCTTATGAGGATCAAGTATAAAATCAAGACCTTCCATTCCTTTCATGGATCTCAATGCCTGCATCTTAAGCATATCCTCGCCAAGTATCTTATTAACGACATCCTTGTTCTTGTCAGAAAACAGTTGACTAAAATGGGTGATACCAGCATCGTTAAGAGCCTTATGTTGTTCCTCTGTAACAACGTCTAGACCGATCATAGGGCGAGATGTGGTAAACAAACCTAATTTATTGTCTCTCATCCTATCATGATATGCGGCTTTCTTGTCTTCCGGGTAATTACCTTGACTATCCTCACCGCCAAAGGAAACGAGCGTCGTGTAATCCCGAAGCGCCTCGGCGTTGGCGATGATCGGGTTCTCAGCCGTAGCCAAGCCCATCCAGCTACTTGTCTGACCGTAGATAGCGTCTTGCAACGCCCTAGCCCTAGCGCCCTCTGAAGCTCCCATATAAGCATCGTAAGCGACCGGATTGAATGTCTTATAATAATTCAACCTCTCATCCGTATTAATACCTCCATAAGAGCCATCAGTTCCTTGGCGTTGATAACCGAAATAGTTAGGATCATTGTTGAACCTATTCTCGATCGGGCGGAAAGTTAATTTACGACCGAACAAAGACGTGCCTCCTATCTCCATCTTCTGGCGAATACCAGCCACTTTCTTAAGCAGCTCTTTCTTAGCCTCAGCTATATCCTCCTCCGTAAGACCGTATTCTTTCATGGATCTGGATATGATGTTATCTATTTCACCACCCTTAGCGAAATACGTATCCTCATCCTTCTTCATCTTCCGGTCTTCCTGCTCCTTGTATATGACGTTAGCGAAGTCCGTAAATCTTCCCTCTAATCCATTAACGATATCGTTGCTATCATTTATAGCCTTGGATAATACGGAGGCGTTTAAACGCCTTGTATTCTCGTCATCTATCTTATCGTTTTTCTTCAGCTTCTCCAGCGCCTTTTTCTGATCATCGTAAGCCGATTTAAGACCGATCTTAGCCTTATACCTGTCCATTAACGTAGCATACGTATCCTTAGGCGTGGCTTTGATCCCATACGTATCTCTGATGTATTTAGCGAAATCCGGCTCTATGGTTGTGTCGTCGGTAATAACCTTCGTTCCCTGCTCCAAGGAAACGGGGGTTCCACCATCGGCGTGCTTCTGCCCCATAGCCTCCATCGGCGCCTCTCCGGGCTGCGTCACGTACTCACCCTTCTCGACCTCTACGTTGGCTTGATCTTCCATCGACTTAGGTAACGGATACAGGTACTCACCGGTAAGGCTTCCGCTATCGAACCTATTATTAGGTCCTAGATAAACACCCCCACCATCCTTGTACTGCATCTGGGATTGCCTTCTTTGTCTGGCCTCACGCTCCTGAGCTAACCTGATATTGGTACGAGTACCTTTCTCTGACGCTATCCCAGAAACCACGTTACGAGCCAATCCCATGATACCACTAATCCCTGAGGCTATGGTGGTTATCGTATTAGCTGTTTTAGCCCCTGTGGATAAATCACCATATCCCTCGCTTCTCATACGTCCTATACCACGACCCACCTGAGTGAACCTAGATCCTATATCATCAGCACCATAGTAAGGGATAGTGGTAAAATCAAAAACATCCGTACTACCAGACTTATCAACCTTCTTATTACTGTCAACCAAAGCGCTCAAATCACTTGTATCAATGGTATTAATATCAGGCTGCTGAATATCAAATCCTATCTGGGTAGACGAAACCAAAGGCTCCACTCCAATACCCTGAAGACCAACAACATTACCGGGCATGATAGGGGTGACTTCCCCAGCCTCTTGATATTTAGGTATCTTCCTCTTGATTACATATTTGCCCATATCAAATTAATTTCGTTCTGACACAAAGATAATCTAAAAAAACGGAGACTCACCATTTATATAACGATGAGTCTCTTTAATACTAATATTTTAAATCCGCAACAGGATTACCCCATTTTTTCTTCCATTCATGCCCAAGATAGTCTATAAGCTTATCATAAGTATCTATAAAGCCTCCATCTATAATGCCGGTAATAACATTCTCTATAGCTACTATGTCGTTTAACTGATTCTTTGTGGCCGTATTCCTTATCCCACTCTCATGCTTGTTAAAGACGATAAAATTAATAGCCTTAGCTACCCTTGATATCTTATCAGACAACTGACTCTTGTCGCTAACCAACCTGGCGACGGCCGAACTCATCTTGATATAAGCCTCGCCAGCGGCATTCCTGTCCTCTATGAATCCATCATGCAACCATATTATCACCTTGGCGTATATCTCTGGGTCCAATTCCAATGCTACCATAACAAAAAAATACGGATTTACATACCACTTCTGACCCTCCCCCTTTCCTCTTCGGTAAGCCATTCCGTATTTTTTGAGATCGGTTATCTTATTGATTTTCAATTCATGGTTTTGTACCGTAAGATTTCTTACAGTACATATATCATTAATACTCAGCTCCCTAACAAGAGCTTTCATCTTTTCCTGAAATCCATTAGTAGCAAACAAATGATCAAGCCTTCTAGACTCCAACCCCATAGATTTACGTTTTTCATTCAAGGCTTCCATAACTTCCGTTATGCATACAAACCCGTCCTTGGACATAACAGAAATGTTCCTACCTAATAATTCCCTACTCTCTGATGATAAAATCAAATTACTTTTCATACCTTTACTAAAAGTTTTAAATTAATAAATGCGCCTATCCGCTCGTGATGAGTAGGTAGGCGCACAAATATAAGCAATACTAATATTATTACAAAATATAATAGCCTATATTATAGATAATAAAATCTTGAAATTTTACATATCTCAAATAATTACAAGATGCTAGATCCTTTTTACAAACAGTGATCCTATAGCTTTCACCAGATCGTAGAAGCCGGCACTACTGAACCCAACAGCTACCCCATACAGCAATGCCTCCCACCATTCACTCCCTATAAGCAATGGAGACACCTTTAGAAACCACGCTAATATACAAACCAGCATACCTATGACTACGGCGGATAGGACTTTAGCCCACTTATGGGTGTCAATATACGGCACTACCTTGGCTAACTGCGTAGCTGACATCGTGACAAAAGCCATGATGCCGGTGAAGGTAGTTAAATCAATAGTGATAGCCCCTTCTGATGGGATTACCTCTTGCGCCATCAAAGCGAACGGCGTCAATAACATAGCAAATAAAAATAACAATCTTTTCATATCTAAAACGTTTAATTACTTCGCAAATATAACACTAAACTGATTAGATATAGGTGATTATATGCCTTTTTACACTGAAATCGTAAAATGGTATATATCTATACGGAAATCCGTACCGGGTTCCACCAAAACCCTCTACCTCCTGGTAAGGTGCTTACATCGAAGGCTTCTTTTGCCGATTTTCTGATGATATTAAATGCGGCGTTGATATCGGCGTTAATAATACTACCGGAAGATGTTTTGAACAATCCTCGTTTGATACGTCTTCCAGCATATCCCTCATGCTTGCAAATCTGCTCGTTATCCAAGAAACTACATTTTGAGGTATAGGATTCCTCAACGATCTTAACATTAATACCCTCAAGTGTAGCTTTATATGATATCATTGAGATAAACATATTAAAAGGGATAGATACAAAGTTCTGGTTGTTTCGCTTTCCGATATTGATCTCTTGTTTCCAACATCTATTATGACCGATTACGATCGTATTAATGCCATTGGAAACTACATGATTAATCAATACCCTACTAGCTTTATGCAGATAATCCTTGATCTTGTTATTCCTTTTGTTGGTTAACGATCTTATTTGTCTTGATACTTGTTTATTGCCTTTTAATTTAGATTTTAAATATGCTAATCTTTTATTATAATACTGGTTGATAGATTTTAGAGGCTTACCGTTGATGATAAAGCAAGAACCGGTATTTGATACACAAGACGCTAAATTGTTAAGTCCAAGATCAATACCAAGATAATTTCCGTTATCATACATAAGACCTTTCTCTTTCTTATTATACACAATCTCAAACATAATATATCCATTCTTAGGGATAAACCTAAGTTGTTGGACATTTTGTTTATTAGTCCTTATGGTAAAAGAGAATTGTTTTGGTAACTTAATAATACCTTGTTTTATCCATTTCTGAGAAAAGGCTGTTGTCGGGAAAACAGCCATAAACATCCCATCTTTATCAAGATACTTAGGTATTCTTACTTTTTCGGAATACTCACCTCTACCTTTCTTGTTAAGAAGATTGAAGAAGGACTTGAAATTTTGGTCGACCATCATCAATACCTGTTGGGCTACTGGTGCAGGTAACGCCCTATAGTCTGGATCATTTTCTGTTCTTAGCTTCTTTTCAAGGGAGTAGTAGTTGAGGTATTTATACTTAACGGTATTATCATTCTTATATTGAAAGTAATGTTGTCTAACAACATACAATCCTTTGTTGTATAAGTTTTTACACTTATGCAACAGATCTTGAAGCTCATTATAATACACCGAGCTTTGCTTGATTATATGTTGTTCGACCAATCTCATGACACAAATATATAGATTATTATTTATATATAAAAATAATTCGGTAT